CCAGAGAATGAGCCACCACTAATATCCGATACATAAACAGCAGGTCCAGACTTTTTAGACGTCCATCCTAAATGCGTAATATCACTAACTTGTAGTTTAGCAAATTGACTTGCGCCTATTTGTGGTAAATTAGGAACACCAGCAACCGCGATAGCAAAGAGATTCATATTTCGAGCATAGCCATTTTCAGTTATGAGTGTCTGTCCCTCACCACCTGATTGATCCCAAGTAAATGATCCACCACTTAAATCTGTACCAGGGCTAACACCCCGAGTAAAGTTATCTGTATATAACGCACCGGGAACATAAGGAGCAATATGCCGTGTATTCCACTGTAGTCCAAGAGATTTGCCTACTGGACTTTTTACATTCCATACGAACTGTAAAGTTTTACCTACTGTTGTAACAGTCGCTGCAACTAATTCAATCAGCATTGAACCAGTAGCCGCTGACGTTACTGTCGCTTGAGTAGTTCCTGAGGAACCTCCCGTAGCGGTACTAATAAGCGCTGCTCCAACAGAAGTACCATTACCTGTGTTATTTGCAACGTCTAAAATTTCTGCCATAGTACCAAAGGCAGAAGTCCAAGCCGAAAACGATTGAGAGTTAGTGTCTAAACGAGCATCAGCGAGAAACAGTAATGCATTATTTGCGGCTACAGTAATAGCAGTCGTAGTTACTGTAGTAGAAGCAGTAGTTTTGGCTAATGAAGAGTTAGTACCATAAGGTGAACCTGACGCTACACACGCTCTAAAAGCCATGATTGTTGTGCTAAATGCAACAGTACCCGTCTTAGTGAATGGTTGCGAAAGTTGCGAACCTGTATACCTCACCCATGAACAAGTTAGTCTCATGGTCGTACCGATATTTAATTCAAACGCTTTAGTCCATGCTGCGGGGGGAGTAACAGCATTGTTATCGTTTGAATCAGATATAGCTATGAGTATATCACCATTTTGTAAACCTGTGGGAAAAGCAGGCGTAACCGACGTCGCTTGCGCGGCTGCGATAGCCCCAGCGCCTACAAAGGTGATAGCCATAGTTTGTTAAAGGGTGTCGCCCTCAACGCGGATAGTCGCACCATCGTTAGATACAGCAGCCGTATTAGCAGCCGTTCGTCTAATCCAAATGCCCTTACACTGACCAGGGGGAATATCACCTAAGGCTAGTCCTGTAGCCTTAGTAGTGGGCGCTGAGAACGTCTGAGTTGCTGGCGCAGTATTCTCATCAGCAATCTGCTTCATCTGAGGGGAAGCACTTGCAATAACGCTAGCAGCAGTAGTATCCACACTAAGAGCAGCAACAGCGCCACCTGCTACCTCCGCAGAAATCCATACTACAGGGGAGAGATAGGTTAGTGTAGCGTGGTTGTTATGCACAAAGATTCCACGATATTCTGCTTCTGACGCAGCGTTCTCATCACCTGTAATATCATCAAACAGGTTACCTAGAGTTGCGTCAGTAATCTGCGTGGTACTAATCTGGTCACCAAGTGATCCAGCAGCCGTTCCAGCGGTAGTATTACCAGCCGCAGCAACAACACTAAATTTAAGAAGAATATCGGTAGCAGCAATAGGCATTATCTCTCCTACGGTACTTTGGTGGGGTCAAGCGGAGCGGTGGATATCTTATCGGTTCTTAACTTTACCTGATTGTCAGGATTACTTTTACCCACCAAGAAACCGCCTTTACTAGCTAAAAACTGCATCTCTCTGTCAGAGAGAGAACCCGTATAGCCTAAGCCAGCATAGTAACTCATCAGATTATCAACTTTGGAAGGCACTTTAATCCTCTCTATGACAAAAGCCCCGGCCCATAGGGACCGGGGCCTTTGCCGCCTACAACACTACTGGTTACGCCTCAGTAATATCCTTGATGACGAAGTTGGCGTTACGCCGGTTAGTCGCTAACTCCCAGTACTTAGCGAGAATAGCCTCGTACTGGTCGAAACCGTGAACCCACTTCCAGATCGAACCATCTCGGTTAAGGAAGTGCCAGTCCGAGTCTCGATAAACTTTAAGACTCGACTCGTCAAGTCCGTACAGCGTGTTCTTAGGACAGTCAGGGTCCTCAACAAGAGGAATGTTGCCACCACCGGCAGCAAACGCAAGGCCCTTGAAACCGCCTGCGAATTCCTGCGTACCAGTGAACTGACGCTGTTGCTGCAAGAGGTTGAAGTACGAACGACGAACACCAAGAGAAGTTAGGAAGAGGGAGGTCTTAGCACCCAGGGTACGAACGAGGTCAACCTGGGTAATCATAAGAGCCTCAGAGAGCGCACGGTTGGAACCACCGTTAGCGTCTACAGTAGCCTTCCAAATCGGCACAAGGTTGGGGTCAACGTTGTGCAGCGTACCTGTAGTAGAGACAATAGACGCGAGCCCGTTAGGCTCCTTGCCCCAGTTAGCAGTACGCACAATGGTATTACCGAGCGCAGTAGTGATAGCCGTACCCGTTACAAGTGTAACAACACCAGTCGCCGGAACGATGGATGCGATGGTACGAGCTGTTCCACCGGTAATAACCGTGGAGTTGGTAGATGACGTAGTAATGTCAACAACCTGTCCAACCTCAAGGTACTGAGTGTTGGCAACAGTAAGAGTCTGTAAAGGACCAGTAGCGGCAGAAACTGTCGCCATAGTACCCACGCCGTCACCGTAGAAGATGCGAGCCTGGTCCTTAGCCACGTCATCCTTGAGGCCACTAATCTCAAGGTCCATCGTATTTGAGAACGCCTGTGTATTAGACGTTGCCAGTTCCATTAACTGACCGGTCATCTTGAGAGCACCATAACCGTACCTCAGACCGATCTGGACTCGGGTGTAACCCTGCTGTCCAGCCAGAGGAAGCTGTTCGCTCTCATTTCGATAACCGATACCCTGGTTACGAGAAATCTTGAGGGGGAATACAACGTACTTACCACCAACGTTGCTTTCCACTCCATCAGAGGTCTGTTCAATACGCTTCATACCAACCAGTTCATTCTGAAGCTGGTTCTGAAGCCGCCCCTGATAAATTTCTTTCAGTAACGTATTAACTGTACTAAGATCAGCAGGCATATGATTTCCTAACTTGAGTTGCTCTGGTCAAGAATTTTCTTCACCAGATCGCGGGTGTCTCTGCTACTCATGTTAGTGGGATCAAAAGCATTGCTGGGTGTTCCTCCACCTGCGCCCAATGGACGTGGTGAAGGCCGGTTTCCTCTTGTACGAATCTGCTCTTCCAGCGCCTTATACTCTTGAACGGCCTTCTGCAAATCTCCACCGTTTTTGAGTGCTTTCGCTAAAACAACATCTTCGTCAAACTCACCGTATTCACCCTCTAATGCTTGAAGAGTACTAGTGAGTTGAGCGTTCTCTTCGGCCTGCTGCCTCTCCTGAGTCTGTTTCTGTACCATTTCGACTACAGAAGCGAGAGTTTGTTCTAACTGGCCGAACCTTTGATCGTATGGATCGTCGCTCTCCTCGTAAGACTCTGATCCTTCCTCAAACCCCTGCTCTTCTCCACCTAGACTTTGCTGTAGCAACTGCATGAACGCATTTGGGTCCTGTTGCAGTTGCTCAGCAATAGTAACGGCTGCTTGAATATCCGCTGGGTCGTAATCGTTTAACAGCGGATCGATAGCCGAATACTTCTCCTGGTAGTCCGAGTGTAGTTTCTGGAATCTCTGAGTAGTGCTTCCGTCCCACTCTTTGAAAACACCCTCAGCAATTTGACGTGCAGCCGGGTCCGTAAACTTCTCTAAGTACTGAGCATACGGAGCCTCGTTGTTTGATTCCCCGCCTGTTTCTCCGAAGAGGTCCTGGGCGGCTGCTGCAACGTCGGGCTGTTCGGACATTCCATTCCTCTCACGCCTGTACCGTGGATTGGCCCTGGGCTATGGACTAATACTATCGATGGTTAACTATGTCTGTCAAGCCTCTCACAAACTAATTATAACTGAGTGGTTGCACTTAAGCGTTTCTTCGCCTTTTTTAACTTACGAACCATAGCCTGTTTATTGGCCCGTCCTACAGGGACGGTACCAACAGTTTGACCGCCGGTTTTCAATTCAGCAACGCTACCGCCGTTAGTAGCGACAGGACTTGACAGCCTACGCTTGATAATCGTCTGTCGTTTAGCCCGATCCTCTGGCGTAAAACTATCTTTGCGATCCTTGCCGAACAAGTCTGGGTGGTTTTTAATAGCAATCTGACGCTGGTTCTCAGGCAGAACAGACTTAACTACCGCACCGCCCTCAGTCTTACGGGCAAATTTCTTAGGAATCGTAACCGTAGAGATTGGAGAGTTAGTTGGACCGACCTGTTCACCCTTAACAAATCCCTTATTTAATCGACGCTTCATAGCGTTAAGGGTTGCCATTACGCCATGCCAGCCGCGTCATCGGCCAGACGAAGAGCGTACACCTTGTCGTTCTTAGTCATCATATTAAGCCGAGCTGTGGTGAAGTATCCAGCGCTGATAGCAGTTAAACGAGCATCTAACGACGCATGGCTTTGGTAGTTGGCGGCAGTACCAAGGTTAGCACCACTCTGCGTTTTACCAACGTAACGCTTGTCAACGACCCCATCATTAGCTTCAGTATCAATCTGAGGCATAACTAACTCCCTGTATCCGTAGGTGGCGCTGGCTGAGTCGGGTCCTGCTGTGGCCCAGGAGGGGGTCCAGGCGGCGCGTCAGGAGCCTGACCGGCATCAGCGGTAAGGCTAGGAGGGGCCTGTCCCGGCAAAACCATGCCTGTTCCTAATTGGTTTTGCATATCCATCATGGCATACATCTTGTGCTGAGTCACATGCACATCATAAAGGTTCTGAATCTCAGGAGGAAGCATTTCAAACTCTTGAGACTTTCTGAACCTATTGTGAACCTCAACATGGAAACCGTGATTATCCCACTCGTTCGCCATGAGAGGGATTCCTACAGAGAGTTTAAGGTTCTCTCGCTCAGCCTGACGCCGATCCATCATTACTGATTCATAGACTCTTTCAAGTCCACCAATCCCAAGCATTTCCATACCAACGTCATTTGGTAACAGACCGTTCTTCATAGCATCCATTAAGAAAGCCTGTTTAGCAGCCTTCGACAACTGCATTGTCGAACCGGCTTCAACCCTAACGTCGTAAGTGTTTCCTAGGTCTTTCGCTTTATAGTACTGAGCCTCGAAAGCCCCATCAGAACCCACCACACGGACGAGCCTAGGAGTATTCCAAAACTGGCTAACGTAGCCGAGAGTAAGGCGCCCAATTTTAACGATCGCATCCTCAATAGACGCTAAGGAGTATGCAAGCGCGCTATCGTCCTGTTCCTGTAGGAAGGAGATAGCGGTTGCAGCAGTAACCTGCGGGGGAGTGTTACCCCGCGAGATTTCGTGCTGACCACTAATGTCGTCCATATCGCTATACAGACGATCAACGAGGTCGTTAACGTAGGGGGGAATCGACTGTAATGGTAAAGGCTGGGGAGGTGGGAAACCGGGAATGTATTCGATAACCTGACCGGGTTCCGACGTAATCCTACGAGGGTCTACAGAGCCCTTTGCAGCAAGTAACTGAGGCTTAGACATTCGGTTCTTTGCTTCAACAATTTGCGACCTTGTTCGGTTGACCTCACGCTGTAACGGAATAAGGTCTACAATTACAGATTCGCAATAGAACCGACCAGTAGGAATATCATCCAGTTTAGCAAATGGGTACATACCGTGATCGTAAGGGTAACTCTGTTCGTTGTGAACGAGTTTATCTCCTACCATCAGCAGGTACGCACCCTCTGGATACTTCTCATAGTTTCCAGGCTTAATCCAATATTCAAGACAAAGTACTTCTTCACGCTTAGGTTTCTCAACACCGATGACGTTCATAAAGGCGTCATCTAAGGGGTTATCAGTACTCGCTACTAATTTCTCACCTACGTCACCGTAGTTAGCTTTAGCCCACTCCAAAGATTTTGTCATTACGTGGAGCACGTAGGGCTGATATTCGATATCCTCTTGCTCTAAATTAGGAACAAAGAGGTGGTAGGGGTCAACTCGCTCGTAGCAAATTTCACCCTTTTGATCGCTATCTTTGTCGATCGCTTCGGGGTCCCAATAACACTTGATGAATCCGTTACCAGTGTTAGCACTCCACCAAACAGCCTGCCGTAATACTTTCTGGATATTTTTACAACTCCACTGAGCGGAGAAGATCATCTCGGCTACCCGAGCCGCTACAATATCCCTATCTTCGGACGACAGGGGGGCTACCGTGAAGATAGGCTTATTGGCAGTAAGTTTAGCAATTAGAGTACGAATAATGGGACGGATACGGTTAATGATAAGACGTACTCGCCAGGGTGGAGCGTCAGGTACTCTAAGTACGTATCCAGCAGGGGACGCGGACGTATTCGTAACGACGCTATTCTGTTTACCACTATAAAAAGCGAGGTTAATCTGCCACTGACGCTCTGTAGTTAGCCTAGTATCCCTAGCGCGCTTGTATTGCTCTTGCGCCCAGCCGATGACTTCTTTTTCTTGGCGACGTTCTTTCAACCCACCCAAAATACTATGGGCGGGCGGTGAGGTTGCGTACTCACTCATTTATCGTCCCTAGGAAAGAAGGCGTCTTGCATTTCTTCCTGGTATTCCGACACTTCCCCAACGGGAATTAATCCAACAAGATTCTGATATTTGGCCGCTTCTTGCTCATCTGTTCCAGTCGGCCAATAAGGGTCATCCGAAAATGTCGTCCCACTGTTGTGTAGTTGCCCCTGTAAGGCCGCTAGGGTCATGGGGTCCTTCGACAGAATCAGACTCATCAGTTTCGAGTTGTGGTTCCTCTCCTGTGTCAGAAGTTCCGTCAGTATCTTCATCGGAGACGAAGGGGAGAGTTTCCGCTTGAGATACCACAGCAGGCTCAGACAAAGCAGCGTCACTAAGGTCGAGTAGACCGATAGCACCAAGAGCATTTAGGACGCCTTCCGCTTTATCTAGCCTATCGCTTAACCCCTTAAGTCTAAGATCACGCTGGTGTCCATCTGAGAGAACACGCAACATGGTCGCAGGAGAAGCAGCGCCATACTGTTCGGCCATTTCCAAAACACAATAGGAACAAATATAGACTACTCCATAAAAGTCATCAGAGTGTCCACTATCCGTCATACCACGTTCGTCACTATTGCCAGAACGTCCACAAAACTTGCAAACACCTGGCGCTGCGTAAGCACCATTTGCAATAACGGGAAATCTGGCCGTTGGCCCAGTCACTTACGACCGCTTGGGAGGCAGGTCGCTCTTTGACTCAGACTTAGACTCGGACGCCTTAGACTCGGACGCCTTAGGGGTGGAAGCCTTAGGCTTCTCTTCAACCCTGTAGTCTAAGGAAGTACCAGTGACGCGCTCTTCGTTTGGCTTAACCGTAACAGCGCTAGCCGCAGCCTTCTGGAGTTCCTCGTCCGACTTACCTTCCAGGTCGTCAAGGAAACTCGGGCCACCCTGTCCACCGTCATCATAAGCACCGGCGGGAGCACCCATAGGCGTAGCAGCCGCACGACCCTCATTAACAGCCTGGAGACGGTCGGCGTAAGAACTCTGACCAGTACGAACCACAACGTTAGGCTCTGAGAAAACCTCGCGCTCAACAATAAACGCAGGCTTAGCCTCTAACCCCTGTCGGGCAGCCGCAGGGTTGCTCATTGTGTTGTCGTGGGGCTCCGTAGTAAACGGGCTGTATCCAATGCCGAGGTTGTCGTAGTCTGGCTCTCGTCCTTCAATACGAGCCCGGTAGTCCTCAAGACGACGACGATCCTCTTCGTCGGAGTAAATACCGGGGGTACGTCCGTGCTTACCTTCATGGACGTTGTAATACTTTGTTTCCTCTGTAGCCATTACTAACTCCTTAAAGGCTTGACCGGCTGGCCGTGGGGCCAGTCTACAGGGGCCGCCTCAGGGGAGTCCAGTTAATGTCACCAATCAGTACCTAATTCATCTGTTGTCCATTTAGTAGCGTACTCACTCCACTCGCCGTACTCTTTTGGCAAATCTGCTGAAACCCAGTCGCTTACCGTCTGCTCTCCTACAGAAGCAGCGACTAGATTTAACGGGTTCTCGTTGGGTTTGCTGTCCTCCCACTCAGGGATATGCAACTCTGGACGAGACATAATGAAGTACCGCAGCGAGTCGCAGGCATGGTCGTTCTTCTTCTGTGGCTTCTCCTTCTTATTGTGCCTGTGGGCTGTCTTTTTGTTAGTGTACCTATCCCACGCTAGACGACCTAACTCCCAGATAAGCTTCTCACAGTCCGACGTAACGAGCCACATCGGCTTACCATCGGGGAGGATAGTATTTAGGTATCGTCGGACCCTGATAACGCCGCTATCGATATCGTTATTCCCAAGGAGAATAGGAATACCAAACTTAATGTACTCCTCGTAAACAGAAGTACCAGTAACAGGGTTTCGGCCGACAATGCTAGGATCACCAGTGTAAGTGATAGGAGGTCGTCCAAAGGCCGCTGAATATTCGAGGACTGTTTTAGCATGTTTATCGATGGTCCACCCATCTTTATAGTGTTCGTGGAACGTGATAACTCGTCCACTATCGGGATCAACAGCATGCCAAAGCCAAGCGGTAGGGTTAGTTAATCCGTGATCCATAGAGGCGTGTATTTGCCAATGCGTGGGAATTTCCACAGGATTAATAACGTGCGTGTCTTTGGAGAACATAGGGTACACTTTTCCAGCGATTTCAACAAATCGTCCATGAACACGAGCGTTAACTTCTTCCTCATCCATACCCGAACTAAGAAAGTCAATCTCGGCTGGGGAAATATAGGGATTCTCTGTCATATCGATTTCGATAATCTCTACCGCACCGAGTTTGTTGTCTATCCCCGGTTCGTACAGGTCATCGAAAACCCAGGTCATTCCCTCTACCGGAGTCATGGTGATCCATAAACTACCACCAGTGTCTACTAAACGCGCGCGGCACTCACCGTAGATATCCTGAGGTGGTTCCTCATCAAAGTGGATAAAGTGTCGAGACGTGCCAGAAAACTTCTCCAAGTCCTGTTCGTAGGACATTAACTCTACAAATGAACCATTCTGAAAATTAAGAATGTGAGTTTGATTGTCGTAAGCACTATACCAAGAACCACCACGTAACTCAGAGATAGGAGTAAAGCGTAGTAGGTTCGGTATGATAATCTTCTCCATGCCGTTCGTAAAGTCCGTCGATACAATTCGTCCACGTACAGGTGCATCCGGTGTTCTTCGGAAGGGATGCTTCCCCCGCAACCAGAACAAATCCTCGGTAATTCCTCCGACTGTCTTTCCACTTCGGTTACCGCCAATATAGAGTTTAATTCGACTCTGTGATTTGTGAAACAGTTCTTGCTTAGCGTGAGGCCGATAACCGTCAATGTTGGGTTCGATTGCCTGACGCTTTAACTTCTCGGCAGCCTCTCTAATAGCATCGACTGTTGAGACAGGTTGGTTAGTCTTGGGGCGAGCCACTACGCTACCTTTGCTTCTAAAGCAACAATACGAGCCTTTAAGTCTTTGATCGTCTCTCTAGATTCCTTCACCAGTTCTTGAAGGGCTTGGATGATGATAGGAGATAGTTGTCCATAGTCGATACCCATAGGAGCATCATTTTCATCCTTAGATACAACCTGAGGATAGATTTCGGTAACATCTTCTGCAATCAAACCTGTTTCAACTTTATCTGGAGTTTCAGTCATTTCTGTACGAAGATAGTCTTTTACGTTAAATTTCATCAGAGTTTTAATGCCTTCAAACCGGGTAGGAACTATATTTGCCTTAACATATTTAGAAGAAGAAACTACAAACGATGCCGCAGCCATAGACCGCCAGACAGTTCTAGCGTTATCGTTAGCGTATAATTGTGAGTTAGACGAAAAAATTAAAGAAACATCTCTACTGCTCATCCAAGCAGGGTCACCAGCAACAGTAGTGTTTAAGGAGTGAATCCAACTTCCATCCCCAAACTTACTTTCCAGCATACTGCAACGGAACGGATTAGTTCCATTTGGGTAAGTGGCAACTCCCGATAGATATGGGTGAATACCCTGTGCATCAGCGTTGTTGTACCAGCCGTATCCAGAAACCAGTGACCTAAACCAACCACTAGGCTGAAAGTCAACAGTTGAGGTTACAGTACCAGCAAAACTCGCACCAGCCCTTAGTACAGCCAGTTTCCCTAGTTCATCCAAGGTCATGCCGGTCTGTTGACCAGTAGTGAAATTATTGGTAGTAGCAAAATGCATCCGAGTGCCGTAAGCACCGGACTGTTGAACGTAAATCCCAGCCTGCGCTTTAGGGGTAGTCCCAGGCACTACCCAAGAGATTCCGGTAGCCTGATCGTTAGGCCACACCGCAGGGGCTAAAAGAACCCCCTCGGCAAAAGCGCCGGGGGTAGGTACAGTGATAACCCCAGTACTTACTGGTAAAGCCTTATGGGTATGCTTACCGGGGGCAGCCTGTAAAGGACCATTACCTAACGTGTGGTGAAAACTGTTGGGTCCAAAGTCCAGGTCGTTAATCTTATGTGCTTCATCAAAGTTGTTCTTACCTTTTCTGATATCCTCCGTCACCGCAAACGCTCCTGGTAGTCACGACGGATATACAACTCAATTGCTTCAATCATTCCCTGACTACGGTAGCCACCGTGTGCTACAGTAGCAGCAGAGTTTCCGTCATAGGATAAAACAACGTTTCTAAATCGCAAGTTGAGAGGGATAGGGACAAGGCTAGGAATTGTCTCAATGGGCTGGCTAGTCCTAGTTACCTTGTCCGTGACGTATGGGGATTCCCAACTCTCTACAGTAACAGCCCAGGTAGGGGCGTATGCAGCAAACGTAAAGTTCTGTAACGAGTTGATAGCCCGCATGAAGTACAACCGTTTGGTGTGCCCGCTGTCCCCAAATCCGTACCGTTTAGTCACTAGTTTAATGACAGCCGGATTCCACGTCGCTGTACTAGTAGAAGTGAACCTCACGTCTGTAGGACCCAAACCGTTGTTGAACTGTCCTGTTACAGCATCATTGAAGTTATAAATATCGAAAGTGAACGTGAAATCAATGCCTACAATGTGAAAGTCTGTTTTCCAACCAGCGACGAAGATACCGAACCGACCAGTGTGGTCTTTAATCATAGCGGTTGCTACTCGGTCCCCGCCACTACCCGGCCAGTTGTCACTCGCGTTAGTAGTCTTAACGTTGGGATTCCAGTAAGACCATGCACCAGTACGCATGTTCATAACGTAGGAAAACGCTGGTACGCCGGTGTAAGTTGAGTGGGTAAGAATTAAGTATCCACCCAGGATATGCAATTTAGCAAAGTTGAAGAACTCAAGCGAGTTGAAAGGGGTAACCGAAAAGCGGTCAGCAACAGTCGGGTCCGTAAGCAGGTTGACCTTGTTGGACAGGTTAATAAGGTTCCGTCCAACTACCTCGAAAACGTCCCGCCCATCAAACATAAAGATTCGGTTATCTTGAGTGCAAGCCGAGACTACAGGGTTGCTACTCACCCTTTGTAGGACACCATCTACTCCAGGGTCCTCGCTCCAGTTAAGGGTGAAGATACCTGACTTATGGAAAATCCAAATGGTGTCCGCAACCATGAACATTTCTAACAGCGGACTACTAGAAGTAGCCCCCTCAATAAGAACGTATCCCCCGTCAGGAGCCGTCCAGATAGTCGGGTCTAACTCTTTAGACCACGAAATCCTACTGTCCCCCATTACGAACATGCGGTCTTTTTGCATGAGCGCACGGCTACCTTGGGGAATGTTAGCCGCTGTAGAGGTGGCCCACGTCCCAGTCATATCGACGTTGGTGACGTATCCGCCCGTTGAAGTCCTAGGAATGAACCAAAGCTGGTTGTTGTATTCGACTACTGTACTCAGCGCTTTGGTGGGAGTCCCGGTCATTGAGTCAGGGAGCCAAGTTAACGTGTCCGCTTCAAGAAACCCAGGGGTATAATCAAAGTACTTAACTTTGGAAGTAGACTGGGTTTGTCCCTCATGAATAAGGAACCGGCTAGCCCCCGAAGGCATTTTAATAACGCCCAACAGTTGCATGCAAACCCGGCTAGTAGTGGGAGTGCTTAGCCCACTAAACCCAGCGTTCCAAACGGGCGGTCGATAATAGACAACCCCGTTGTCATCGAAGATTACGTTCTGAGCCAAACAGACTTCGTTATCCGAAATCCGGTCGTCAATGTCTACTGAGTTCATCCCACCGGGCCAAGGCCCAAGAACGACTTTTTCTCTATGGGTTGGAGTCACGACGCTATCTCCCCACGAATGCTTTTGCGGGCACTCGTCTTAACCGCGTGCTCTCCTACAGTAGCGCCTAACGTCCCCGTAATGCTCATCAAGTCGGAGGCAATAGCCTCCATGACTTTGCTGTCGCTAACGTGCCTAGAGACGCTCTCAATGAAAACCTGGATAATGCGTCCAACGTCTACTTCGCCCTGACGCGGACTCCAACGCCCAGTCATTTCCAGAATCAGTTTGCTAGCCGAAATGTCTCCACCGCGAGACTGAGCAACGATCGAACGGTAAACTTCATCCAGGTTGTCGTTGAAAACGGACTCGGTTAATTGGTTAATCGTGTCAGCGAAAACTGGGTCCTTTTTCCAACCGTTCCACTCTTGAGTCGAAATCGTGAGGTCGTCTAGCTTTTTCTTGTCACTTCGTCGGTCGTGGATATCCCAAATTGCTCGGATAGCAGCGATTTGGCGAGAAGTAAGTATTCCTCTTTCATTAACTTCCGTTGATAACGCCGGCGCCGTAATTCCCCTAGCGGACAAAGCTTTTCGAAAAGTGACGTGGTTGTACGCCTCAACAATGAACGCTTCGGTCGCCCACAGCAAATGCAAACGGACTTTTTCCGTCGAGGGTAAAGCCCCATTGAGAATCCACTCGGTTTCCAAGTAGTCCAGTAGCCTAACCTGTTCATTGGTTAACGGAGGGTTCTTCACCCCCATTGGACTAGTCCCTGGTCCACTCTCGCTCATGCGACAATCTCTTCTACAGGAGCAGTAACCGGCTGGTTAGGGAGCATTAAAGCCTTATTGCGGTAAACCTTGTAGGCTTGTTGCAGCGCTGTCAAGGTTGACTCCTTGTACCCGCTCTCCCGCAAACTGTCGAGAATAGTGTCGGGGCACTCTTGCAATTCCAGCGTGTTCTCAAACTTAGTAATCACAGCCGGGTGAAAGCAAAAGTCCTTGCAAACCCCCATCCGGCTGTTCAACCCGCTGTCCAACCGCCACCGTTTGAACGGGTGCTGACTCTCCGAAAACGAATACGGCTCGATCAGTTTCCCGTAGTTAGCCCGCCGCTGGGCAGACTGCCACGATCGATAAGCATCATAAATCCCAGGAACCGAGGCTTCAAGTTCATTTCCTACAGAGGGTGGTAGTCCAGTATACACCCCCTGCTCTGTACGCAAGACTGTCTGCCGACTGACGTTACAACGCCTAGCCAACTCCACCTGCGTAAGATTAAGGAACCGTCTGGCATTCTTAACGGGATTCTCATACATGCTATTATAGTCCTCCTCTTGACACCATGATATACCTGGGCTACGCTGGCTGTCAAGGGGATACACTAAGTTCTCCCTACAGGCAGAAGTATAGGACTAACAATGGCCGCTAAGCCAAAGAAGCGCGTGTCGGTTCAGATAGTCGATCCAGAGATGCAGTATTGGGTCAAAGAAGCAGCGAGGAATTTATCGATATCGGAGTCCCAATTTTTGGAAATAGTGATGTACCAGGCGTTCGAAAGTTACTATGGGCGTACCTTCACCTGGAAAGGATGGAGGCTTGTTTGGATAGGGGACGGAGGATAAAGGAGGAGGTATACATTGAGTGAGAGAGGTTCCCCACGGGGAGTGCTCGCTTCGCTCCCACACCGAAAAAATTTTGAAACGTTTCGAAATGATCTTGAAAGTTTGTCAGGACATGAGGACATGCCATTGTCCACTATGCCACTAGCCATACCCATGCCACCTTTGTTCTGTCATGCGAACGTGTCCACGATGTGGAATGGTACTGGCAGAGGGTCGCACCCTCGACTAGTATTTGAGTTGTAGGGGAGAGCGTCTCCCCCGCAGAGAGAGGAGACACCGTGTTCACTCACGTTGTCAAGGAGCAGGCGTTCCTGCCTGTGCCCGGTGTGCCGGAGTACGTCATCGGCATGGTTCGCGCTGGCATCATCGGCGCGGCCGAACTGGAGGAGGCGGGTTTCGGCATCTACGTCGAGGCTGGCACCCTCGTCCGGATCGAGCAGACCCTTGAGGCTGAGGGTCAGGTCGGGCACGTTCTTCACTTGCCGGACGGTAGGCACGTCATCGCGTTCGACTCGATGGTCGAAGAGGTCGCGGAGCCTGACCTGAGTGACCGCGACTGGTTCGAGTTCGAGTCGAGCCTGAACGATGGCGACGACGACTACTGGCTCTAGCCGGTAGGGTCGGCCCCCTCTCCGAAAGGAGAGGGGGTCGGCTGTTCCGCCTGCGGCGGCTGGATTTTCCTATCGTTGCCTTCCGCTCGCGCGCAAGCGCGGGTGGATTTTCCTTTTGTTGCGGCGTTGAAACGATTCAGCTCTGAAACGATTCAAGAGATTGTCCGACAATCTGACGATCCGATTGTCGGATTGTCTGACAATCCATCGGGACCGCAAAAGGCCCTGCCGCCGAAACGACAGGGCCAGTTGCCTACGCGTTACCTACCAACGGTCGTCCTCCTCATCCGTCGGGAACACGTCGCCCCGCTCGACGGACTCGAAGAACGTCCGCACGTCCTCGTCCTCGTCATCCCAGGAGGAGAGCGACACGTCCTCCTGCGGCGCGTCGAACAGGTCCAGGTCGTCTCCCCAGGTGATGACGACGCGGCCGCTGTTGTCCAGGATGGTCGTCACGGTGTTCACCCCGTCCGTCTCGCTGCCGGTCACCTCGACGACCTCACCGGCGTAGAGACGGGTCGCCTCACCCTGGCGCACGGCGTCGTCCTCGGTCATCAGACCCAAGCCCACGAGAATCGCCGTCCTCTCCGAACAGGTCTGGTACGGGCGGGTGACGTCCTGCTTGACGATCGCGTACATGATGGTCCTCTCGCTCGGCCCCGGCCTGTCTGACTGGGGTACGTCAGTACAACGCGTGGTCGTCCCTAGTTGTTCCCGGTCAGGGCATGTTTACAACGTTCACTTTAAAAACGCCGGCGTTACTAGCGTTAAGGGTCGGAGCTCGAGTGAAAGGTCGTAACGAAGAAGCTTTGAATCGATTCAGTTTGAATCGATTCAGTTTGAGACGATGAAACGATTCAATCGTCTCACGTAGGGCGAGACTTGTCTCGCCCTTCGGGCGGGGTGGATTTTCCATTTTTGTTGTCCACTTAATCACTAGCCATTAGAGACGTTATTTAGTTACTTCGGTACGATTACGCAGCGTGCTCGAGTATTACTCTCCGTAATGCCGACATCGTTACGCTGCGTTAATGAAGGTTACGCAAGATTACTATAAAAAACCCTTGACACTGACCCCCCTGTGTGCCATACTAGAACCATCAACCCGAGAGGCCAGGAGGCCAGCAGAATGACTACCGACACCGACACTACGCCCGCCACCGACAACGACAACACGGCGCAGGATGCGCCAGAGACTACAGAGGAGAACGCCCCTGTGACAGAGAACGCTACCGACACTAACGATGAGCCTCAGGCTCTTACGCTTGAGGACCTTGACTCGTTCGCGCGTATGTTCGCAGAGAAACTTATCGCGCAGATCGAAGAGCACAACGGTTACGTCGCGCAGATCAAGTCCACGTCAACTAACCTTGACGACGTTATGGACACGGTGCGTAGTAACACCGAGGATGAGACGGTCGTTCAGGCTCAGGCTAAGATCGATGAGTTGAATGACTCGCTTAAGGATCTTGAGGACAGGCTGCGCGCCTACGTTAAGGGTAAGGCCGAAGAGATTCTTGCGGCCCGAACCGACACGACGGATACTGCGGAGTTGGACACTAAGCGTAAGGCGCTTGCCGAGACTATCGGTAAGGGTGTTGGCTACCTGTCCGATGAGTACAAGGTGGACAAGAAACTCCTCCCGCTGCCTAAGGTTGCAACCCTGCGGGGTATGTCCTCAGGTTCGTCCGAGGGTTCACCCGGCCGTAGGCTGCGAGGGTTCGCTCTTGTGGTCGATGGTAAGGATGCGCTTATCTCCGGTAAGTCTACCTTTAGTGCTGGCGCTAAGGCTGCGGGCGTGGACACTGATTCCCTACAGGCAGCGTATTTCAAGGCTATCGGTACGGATGACGCCGAGAAGTTTCCCCCGTCCGCTACGTTCACTGTGAACGGGCATGAGGTTACTGCCTACCGTGTAGACAAGACGGCGGCTAAGGCATCCTAACCTAACCGAGAGGGGGAGGGGTAAAACCCTCCCTCTCTCGGCCCTAGTAACAAGAGAGAGAGACAATGCAAAAGATAGTGGAGTTACGTTTCGACGTAGCAGATGAAGAGACGTTTAAGGATATCATGCGTATCCTTGAGATGCAACTAGGGTACATCGTCGATAACGTGACCATCACGTCACGCGACGCTTGATCCTAACCTAGAGCTAGAAAGGCCCCGCATCCCACAGGGTGCGGGGTTTTTCTATGCCCGAAGGCCGCCGGGTGAATTTTACCATTGTTGAGTTGCTTATTATAGGGGCCTTAGGAATCTAACAGACCCAGTAGGTTTGCAAACCAGAAGCGCTGTCCACCACCTCAGGTTCGCCTTATCCCGCCCCTATAGGGCGGGCGCGGGATAATGCGAGAGCACCTAGCCGGTACAACATGGTATCCCATATGGATTTGGCAGCAAGCCCCTGACCTGCGACTTTACGACCATTGACAAGTAACTATACTGTGGTATACTGTAAATATCCACCCGGGATGCAACAACTAGTCTAGTATGCTGCTGGGGATATACTAGCTATTGATCTTGAGGCCCCTGACCAGGCACGATGTACCATAGGTTAACATCCATATCCCATTGGGATGTATTAGCTAATGAGGAGGTTGTACGAATGGCGTCACAAACGGTTTATAGTCGTGCATTAGCACGCGAGTACAGGGAGATGTTGGCTGAACCTAAGACAGCCAAACAGATTATGGAGCAGTACGACCTCAAGTATCCCACTGTTATCAAACAACTCAACTCTCTGATTTCTCAAGGCATGGTGATTAGAGATCCGAAGCGTACCTCTACCCGCGAGTTTGTATATCGACTCAAGGATACGAGTGCTGTGCCTGTAGTCTACTACCAGGGACAGCATTACCGTGTGGATAAGATCGTTGCTTTGTTGTCTCCTGGAATCATAAAGAGATCAGAGCAGCCGCCAGTTAATGTAACGGGCACAAGCAAAGCAATGTTGGACTTCCCCTATCGATTCACTAAGTACGTCTATGACGCTACTGTAGCAGCCTCACAAGGGTTCGACATTGAGACAGAGGACTACAGAGAATACCTATTAACTCTGATCGCGGCCGTCGATGAGATTAAGGCTACGTGCTACGCTATCCTTAATCACCCTGCTATGTGGAGGACAGATGAGGTAGCCAAGTGGGCTGTAAAGGGAGACGGTGAGAAATTCAACGCAAACAACTTCGCTGCTATGGAGAAGGCAGTACAGGCTGTCTACAAAAAGGAGTTGGATAGGATGAGCGGCCGTGGATGAGGAAGAGTGGGAGTACACCGCAGAGGACCCTGAGGACTACCCTACTGAGTTTTATGGATTGCCCATTGGTACATACAAGGTAGCGTATCTCGGTAACAATCAATTTGAGATTGTTGCACACAAAGTAATAGACCAAGAGGGGTATCTGTTTTGAGCAAGCCACCCAATAGCGATAAATGCATTACGCTGATGTACGTTAGCGGAAAGGATTGGGTTGAAAAGACTAGCCACCATTACGAGAACCTCTCCCCTGTAGGAGAGAAACCTACCTGGCAATGCATTCACTGTGGGTCGATTTTAGCTAAGAAGGAGAAATAATGCCAGCCCCTAGTCAATACTATCCAAATCATGACGCTATGTGTTGCTTGTGTTTTGGCCCGTTTAACAAGGACGAGTTGTACGTTCAGCCTAACGGGGACGTGTTCGACGTTTGTATCCAATGCCAAATCGATGAGGCTTACATGATGAACTTGAGGAAAATGGGAGGGAATAAGAATGCCTCTCTATAAAGGGTACGTTAGTTGGAACGATAAGGACCCTGAGAGTGGAGAGATTAGCAACAATGAGTACGCTAGGGAAGGAGATGATTGGGAAGAGATATTGAACTATTTGTGGGGGTATGTCACGGACAGGGACAGTACTATAATCCAACTGTCTGTTGAATTGGCTAAGAAATAGTTTCCTTAAACCCTTGACAGGACGCTTATTATGTGGTATACTTGCTTCACAAGGCAAGAAGTATGTCATATGGAGAGAGGGTTAGATTATGGATGGTCGCTTTCGGGAGAGATTGGAAACGCTTAACCGTTGTAAGACAGCGGATGAGGTTGCTGACCTGCTACAGAAGCACGGGGTTAAGGGACAGCGTAACGAGTGCGACACTTGCCCTATCGCTAGGTTTCTTGGGGACGTTCTCGACGATGAGATTGTCGAGATTGACCGGGACCGGGTGACTATGTATTTCATGCCTGATTACGAGTTGAAGCAGTATGACTTGGAGGCTGGGCCTCAAGCCTTTATCAAACACTTTGATGAGGGGCGTTATTACGAATTGGAGGAATAAGGGAATGGATTTGTCAGCACACGAAATGGTTGGCGGTAGGCTAGACGGCAAGAAGATTAAGTTGCCCTGCCCTGTAGGAGATAAGTCTACACCGCCGGATCACCAATACATGAACCTCAGGGGTGTGACTAAACTTGCTACCCTAGGCAACGAGGCTATTGTCGGTGAGGATTTCGACGTTCAGCTCTATAAGCATGAGGTGAGGGACGATGGAACCCATACCTACACAGAAGTTGGATAGGCCAGACAACTACCAAGAGGTACTGGCTAAATGCTACGTTGCTATGGCTGAGGTTGACTACGATCTAAAGAAGTGGCGAGAGGAAACGGGGAGAGAGGAGAAGTAAAAATAAATGCCCCTTTTTACAGAGGACGGCATGAATTTCTGGCAGCCTTGGGGTTCAACGGATGACCTAATGGAGAATCCTCCTGACGGTATCTACATCTCGGGTGAGGTACACCGCCAGCCTTTGATGGAGTTAAAGTCTGACGAGTCTATGTGGATGCAAGAGGACTCCGAGGGTTACGTTACGTGGCACGCTACTGGCGCCGATCCTGTTACCCAAATGTTCGGGGATGAAACCGCCGAACGCGGGTACTGGGATATGGACTGGCAGGATATGGATAACTGGTACTACCACAGTGACGGGTACAAGGCTCTCATTATGGGGGATGACCCTACGTTTATCGAGAGGCTTGAAAAGCGTAGAGGGCGTCCGTACCAGAATGCCAACCGCCCTACTGTAGATTGGGAAAGTCCTAGTCAGGTTAGTCAGGTTATCCAGGAAATCTACACGCCTGTGATAATGAGACAAATGCAGGATCAATTCGATAGGATAGTCCAGGTCCCTGTCAGGGCTGCTGACTTAACAGACGACGAACTCTATGCACAGTACCTAAGAGACAGACGAAACCTACTAGCCGAAGTACGTAGACAGAGACTACAGGGAACACACTATTCAGAGAGGAGGGCTAATGTCGATATCGATGACGCCGGAAACGAACTCCCCTTCTGATGAGTTGGGTATCCTTGCTGAGACTATGGCCCAAATCCGTCAGCAAATGGCGGAGATTAAAACAGCTAATGCTGAGTTGGATGCCGAGGAAAAGAATCTCAACGAGACTCTTGACGAGGCACGCGCAGCATACGAGGCTAAGGTAGCCGAGGTAAGTAGTAAGAAAAAGGCTATCGATGACCTGCTTTGGGAAAGTCGTAAGACTCTCAAGGACCTAGACAAAAAGCTACAGAACGCTGACCGTCAGCACGCTCAGGCTATGGCGATTGCTAATGCCGAGGCCGAGTTTAGGTCGGTGTCCGACGAGTGGGACGAAATTACCGCTGACGCACCTTGGCGTGAGCGAGCCCTTCCTCATCAACTTGAGGGCGCAAAGAGGGTGGCTTACAGTAGGTCAACCATTGTCGCTGACGTAATGGGTACAGGCAAGACTATGCTGTCCATTATCGCTCTCGACCTACTGTTGGCTGCTCAGCCTGAGATAACCATTGAGTACGCAACAGTCAGGGGGTATCACAAGTACGATGAAAACCATGCAACCGTATGTACCACCTGCGAGACTATCCAGGGTAAGCCGGATGGACCGTCGTATGGCGACCTTAATTACGACCATTATGGTTCCTACAAGGAAGAGAAAATCATCCCGGCTGCGGGACACAAGATTCTCTATATTGCACCAGTATCCCTTATCCGCAACGTGGAGCGCGAATTTACAAAGTGGGCCCCCTACAGAGAGAAGCCGATTGTACTCACTGGATACGGTAAGGCTCAGCGGAAAATGGTCCTCGATGTTGTAAAGGACATGCCTAAGGCTGTTGTCCTTGTCAACTATGAGGCGTGGCGTAAGGACTTCTCGCTTATTGACGATTTGCTGGACGCGGAGTTTGACACGATTGTAGTCGATGAGGCTCACAACCTTAAGAACCGTCGCTCTGTAGCATATCGTGGGGTACAGTGGCTCATCCAGGGTAAGCGCACGGATGCTCAGGCTAAGACTGTCCACCAGGGACGCGAGATTTACAACGTGATTCCTATGACTGGCAGCCCTATTCTGAACAAGCCGCAAGAGCTTTACTCTTTGTTGACGCTGGTAGACCGTAAGCAGTTCCCCAACTCCTCTGTAGGAGAGAACGCTTTCCTGCGCGACTACTGTTACCAGGATAAGGATACGCAGCGGTGGTACTTCCGACCGGGCGGTTTGGAAAACCTGGCGCGTAAGATCAGCAACAGGTTCATCCGCCGTACCCGTAAGGATGCAGGTATTGTCCTGCCTCCCCAGGAAATCATCATTCACGAATTGGAGATTGAGTCCGACCTCTATCCGAAGCAGGCAGAGGCACGGCAGCAAATGCGCGACAACGCTATGCTGTTGCTTAACCCGGCTCGGGGTAACCGACTCATCGCAATGATTGAGTTGAGCGTTAGGCTTAGGCTTCGACAGATTGAAACCTGGCCCGCTGGTATCGCCCTCAAGGATGAGGACGGTAACGTCATCGACACCTTGGAGGTTTACGAATCACAGAAACTCGACTACGTAATCGCTCCCGATGGAGAGGGAGACTATGAGGGGCTACTCACCGAAGTCTGTCCAGAAGAACGTACTGTCTTGTTCTCTCAGTTTAAGGAACCTGTACGGGAGATTGAGCGTCGTTCAACGGCCGCGGGAATTCGCACCGTTATTCTTGATGGAGATACCCCCTCCGCAAAGCGAGACGAGATTGCGGCTGACTTTGACCGCTCCGTTACCAAACAAGAGGATGCTAAGTGGGACCTTGTCCTTGCAAACTATAAGGTTGGAGGACTTGGACTAAACTTCACCGGAGCCACTCAAGTAATCATTCTTGACGAACAGTGGAACCCTGGCATGCGCGACCAGGCTTACGACCGTACCAACCGCATCGGTCAGACCGAGGAGACTACCGTTCACGTTATCCGTATGAAGAACACGGTTGACAGTTGGATGGCTGACCTCATCGATCAGAAAGAGGGCATGATTTCTGGCTTTAACACACAGATGAGTAGCACCGCATTCTTCGAGGCGTTGAGGGACGGTGTTATCTAATGCCTGATTGGCTAATGGTGCTCACGATAATAGCCGGAGGTATGTTTGTATACACCGGCATCGCTGGTGCTGTTGCTATTGCTCTTACACGAATGTCTGGTGATGGGTTTATTGGTACATTTAACGGTATCTTCTGGCCTGTTACTTGGCCAGTAGTTATTTACTTCTACATGGAACAGCACCGTAGGTACAACACGCTTTATGAGCGAGCACAACAAGACGTCAAGATAGACCAAGCCCGTAAAATTGAGCGTATGGAAAAAGAGTTGGGGCTCTAAGTGAAGCCGCTGCGGTGGTTTTGGATAGTGTTCAGTGTTTGGAACCTCATCTTCCTAGCCTTCGATTTGTATATCGGAAAGTATGCGTTGGCTGGGATCATGGCATTCTTCCTCTGTTATAGTCTATTCATGTGGAGGTACAACGAACGACAAATGGCTAGGAGGCTAGTGGAGAGGGCTGCCTACAAGCAGACACAAGAAGAGATTGCCGAGATAATGCAGAGAATTCGCAATCAGAGAGGGTACTGAGTGACTGAGATTAAGTGGTTCAACGAGTATGACAACGTTGTTAGGCTGACTAGTTACATGGCGGACAACGGTTACGATGCACAGGAGGTTGCTTACGCAGTAGAGAAGCCGTGGAAGTTTGTTGACGTGTGGGAGCAGGCAAAGGTACAGGATGACTGACACTACTAGTTGGTGTGCTCAACATCGAAGAAAGGAACCTATCTATGATGACGTGTTTCGTGTCTGTATGGGATGCGGACACGTCTACCACTCTGCTACACTACTAGTGAGCAAGGACCTACAGGTACAACTCGTCATGTTCGGGGAGTTTGGTCAAAGCACTAGGCCGCAACCACGCCCTGTAGAGCAAATTACCTACTGTCCTCTGTGTCTTAAAAGTTGGTGAGAGGATGCTTAGTAAGTATCGAGTTACCGTCAACGAGGCTATCACTGGGATAGTGAATGTATCCACCAGTCCACTATCCATTATGGTACAAGGGGCGCTACTGGAAAAAGGCTACAAGGTTGAGTTGTATGACGACGTATCAACACCCCCCGTTTGGGTCGATTTAACTAACATGGAGGAAGAAAATGCTTAACAACAAGGCTGAGGCCGTTGTCACCGTCTCGTATACGATTAACTACAATCGGAACGAAGCACAGGACTACAACATCGATGACACTGACCGCGCTACTCAGTCAATGGACAAGTTGGCTGAGCGAATGGTTCAAATCGACCTCGAAGAGTTTGGACCTTGTGGTATCCCCGCCGAGATGAACCTTGAGTCCGAGGTTGTTTCCATCAAGGTTTACGAGGTAGAAGATGACTGATTTCGAGGTAGTAGAAATCACACTCATTTGTATCGGGTGCAATAAGCAACCGCATGAGTTGTCCGAGTACTCTGCTATGGCTATGAGTGAGTGGACTGACGCAGTACAAGGAAACCCTGACCGGATTCCTTGGAACGAGGTCCCTGTAGCAGAACAGAACGAAGTCATTGACGAGTGGGCTTGGTACAACGAAGGCACACTCAACCAAACCAACGGGCATTATGTCTGTACGGCCTGTTACATCAAAATGGGGCAGCCGACTAGCAGAGAAGGTTGGAAAGCCCCTTAAAGTAAAACCCGCATCCCTAACCTCTTGACAGGGGGTTAGGGGTGTGGTATACTTGTTCACAAGCCGAAAAACTACTAATGACAGTAGAGGACAGAAACAGTGACAACGGAAAACAGCAAGAGAACTCGCGTCTGCATCGCATGTAAGACAACCATCGCCGGTAAAGTACACGTTCACATCCCTAAGACAAGCGGTAGCGGTGGAGGTGCAAACCTCTGCACAGACTGTGGCGACAAGGTAATGGAGTTGTATCTCTCCAAGGTTCGCCGTAATCACCAAGAGACAGCATCGTTCCGTGGATTCATTCAATTCACTAGGGACAAGTACAAGGTCGTCAGTCCTAAGGCGTCCGTCACCTACAGTAGCCTGATTGCCTCCCTTGAGAGCGGATCGCTCTCGGTTGAGGATTTGCTCAAGGTGCTTGAACAGGTTACCCGTAGTGACTAAGCAGCGCCGCCTACAAAAGCGCGTTGTCAAAATCAAGAAGAAGAGCGGGGGATTTGTTGACCCTCCTGTTTCCTTCCGCGACCCCATCGTTACTCCCAAGCCGAAAGGCCGCTAATGACTGATGAAACCCCTCCTGTAGAGGATCAAGTAGACGAAGCCTACGACGGTATCCTCGACGAAGCCAAAGACGAAATCATGGAGGTTGTAAACGACCTCCGTAACACAGCCGCTCGCGTTAAGCACGGCGAGGCAGATGCAGAACAGAGTGACTTGTTCTTCTCTACTCTGGATCAGGTTTTCTCCGAATGGACTGAGTTGGTGATTAACCTTTTCTTGGAGAGAGATGAACCCTCAGATAGTGAAAGGGCATTGAATCTGTACTCGCTTATCGACATTAGCCGAGCACTACTAGACCAGCCGACAATGACCGAGGTAGCACTAGAGCAAATGAAGAACGAAGAGAGGAATGAGTAACAATGACACCGGAAACGACGAATCCGTCGGAGCAGGACAGGATCAATCGCCTACAGGAAGCAGTAGCGGCGAAACTCAGGGAACAGGGGCACGTAGTGAACCTTCAAAAGAATACTGCGTCTCCTGCGCCCGAGGATTCCAATGGGAATGCGGGCACGAAGAAAAACTCCACTCTAACTTCGACGCAGCATGGTCGTCTGACTCGTCTGCGGACCAGGAAGATGAGGGGTCAGACTCTTACCGAAGCGGAATTCACAGAGGGGGTTCTACTAGAGAGGATGCTAGAGAAGGCGTATACACCGGGGATCGGACGGACTCCGGTATTCCACTTCATCACCAGCACGAAGGTTCCGAAGCCGAAGCAGAAGAGGACGAAGAAGGCTACGAAAACGAATCCGACCTCATCGCCCGTAGCCAATCCGGTAAGCGAACCCGTCGTTTCAAAAACGACGCAGCCCTCAGGGATCAACAGTCTACAGGACGGAAACGAGCTTCTCGTCTCTACCCGCTCGACCCTGATGCTGACTGTGAATGGGCAGGAATTACCAATGCCGGTGGAGGTCAATATCCTATTGAGGGTTGCGGAGGTAACAGTAAACGCCCTGTAGCAAAGCAGGAATGTAGGCATCACGGTCCTGATAAAAACACCCTCAACAACGAGCCGGGTAATGTTCATAGGATTTGTGTTACGTGTCATAATCGTTGGCACGCGCTTAACGACAAGGGCTATGTTTGGGGCTCCAAGACAAGGGGGGACTGATGCCACGCAACGTAGACTTGCGATCCGTGATTTTGAATATTGAAGAGGACGGATTAGGTACTGTCCTCTATGAGATGAAAGCGCTCATCGATAAGTTTGAGCGTACTGTAGGAGATGAAGAGATTTACAGGGGGCACGTCCAAATGATGTGCCTACCTGTAAGTCATGGTGATTTTTACCTTTGGATAGGAGGACAGACAAACGGTGAATGCAACTGCTAGAATGGCTTTGGCTAGAACGATTCCGTTAACGCGCCGGTGTAGGTGTTTGGGGGAAACACTAGAACGAGCGCGAAGAATGAACGAAATGGGTATGTGGTGCGGTAGAGAGGCCGACGAAGAGGATGGATTATGCGAGGTCTGCCGGTTCGGTTGTAAGCCTAACAGGGCTCACGTCTGTACGCTGGAAGAAGTGAGGTTGCGTGATATGGCAATCGATAGTCCATCTTAGACTCATATGGCATACAAATAGTTTGCCTAAAGCCTTGACAGCGGATACACTTTGTGCTATGATGGATGCATGCCAGTGAGAGAACCAATCATCGTTAGTAATAGCGAGGCTCTCGCTTGGCTACGTTGCCGCCGTCAGTACTACTACAACTATGACTTAGCGTTGGAACCTGTCACACAACCGGGTTACTTCTTTAAGGGAAATCTCGTCCACGCGGCCCATGAGAGATACTACAAGGCCCTACAGAGCGGCCAGGGGCACGCCCAGGCGGTTCAGGCGGGCAACGAGGCGTTCCAGGTAGCGCTTGAGAAAGACACCGGCGATAACCTAGGGGACATTGGTACTCTCAAAACAGTAATGAAGAGATACTGGAATGAGGTAGCGGCGAATGACGACTGGCAGATTCTTGCGGTCGAAAAGAACTATAACCTACCTCTCACACCCGATTTCTCATTCGGCTTTAAACCCGACCTCATTGCCAATATCGATGGACTCGTCACAATTGTGGACCACAAAAACGTCTACGATTTCTGGCACCGTCGTGAGTTGGACTTGGACCCACAAAGCCGAAAGTACATGGCTGCGCTCATCGGCCTCGGTAAAGGCGTTGATCGAGTCATGCACAACCAAACTCGATACCGTCTACTCAAAACAAGAACCCAGTCCACCGAAGAGTTATTCCGGCGTGACTACGCTACGCCAAACGCTGATGAACGCCGGGGTATGCTCTCAGAACAAATAAAAGTTACGATGCAAGTAGCCAAGCATCGACAACTAGACATTGAGGCTAGAGAGAGGGAAAGTCTCCGAGTACTTAACAAGCAGGTTTGCGAAAAGTGTGTGTTCGCAGAACTGTGTTACACGGAATTGCGAGGTGGTCAGATCGAGACAATGAAACAACTAGACTTCAAACCAAACACCTACGTGCTTGAGCACAGGGATCAAGAGGGTGCTGCGTGACAAACAAAGAGAGATTGGAGATTTACCTACGACAAGTTACTGGCCCAAAGTATGTAGATGGGTTTGCTAGGATTACTCCAAAGCAACGTAAGCGCATCCGTCTCCATGACAATAAGGCAAGAGGTAATCAGTGACAGTGATTGAAGTCCCTAACGTCCCACAGATTGTGACGGACGGTGTAACCGAACCGGAGGATCAAGTCCTCCTAAGACTACTCGACAGTATCGCCCCTGTAGGGGAGCGAAGCAGGTGGACAAAGGTTCTGATTTATGGGGACCTTGGAACGGGTAAAACGGTGTGGGCTGGTAACAGCCCGAACCCGTTGCTTGTTGCTATCGAGGTCGGTGCCAAGAGCCTCTTGAATCACTCAGAAACTCGTGACGTAGAGGTAATGGAGTTCCGTAGTGTCAAGCAGGTTGAGGCATTAGCAGGTAAACTACAGGAAGGGAAACTAGGACAGTTTGACACCATCATCCTCGATACCTTTTCAGAATTACAACGTCTCGTCCTCGACAATCATCTTGCGGATGGACACCGACGCGATCCAGATAAGTCTCTTTATACTCCCCTTGGCAAAGACTATCAGACTAATGGCGAGCATATGCGACGAATCGCTGCCGCGTTTCGGGACGTACCCCGCAATGTTATCTTCACCTCACACGAAAAAGAGGACAAAAACGAAGAGACTGGTGCGGTTTATCTCCGTCCCGATCTGGCACCGAAAGTCGCTAAGACTCTCGGGGGGTATGTGGACTTGGTTGGTCGCATCACCTCAAACATGGCAGAAGATGCAGAGTCCTTCGAATCCGAAGTAAGGATTCGTCCGACAAACAGGATCATGGCAAAGACTCGCATCATGCCTCTGCCTACAGTTATGAAGAACTCCAGTTTTATGACAGTCTATGAAGCCAACTTGGCGCAAATTGAAAGGGAAAACTAATGACAACCGACCCTCTGATGGATGACGCGATGACTGATGACGTGGCGGGTTTCTTCTCCGACCTCGGACTAGACGACGCTCCTGACAACCCCAACTATGTTCCTGATGGGAAGTACCACGCTTTTCTCTTCGGAGTGAAGCCCTTCAAGAAGAACGACAACGGAGTCGAGAAGAAGAAGCTTATCTTCTCGTACAAGATTGACGACCCGAACGCCAATGAGTACAATGGCAAGAAGATTGACGTGTGGCGTGAGGCTAACGCTGACGACGACCCTGGTACGAAGGCGTGGCTCAAGAGAGACCTTAAGGAACTCGGTGTTCCCGAAGGACGTATGGCTGGCCTGCGCTTTGCCGACATTATCGGTGAGCGTGTCACCATCAAGGTGAAGAACAACGGGCAGTACACGAACATCAACGAAATCAAGCGTGAAACTGAGGGAGCGGGTTCGGCTAACGACGAGCCCGACTTCTAATTAGAACGCCCCTACAGAGGTTTCCGGTTGTTCCGTCCTCTGTAGGGGTCTAAACTGGACCGGCGCCTTAGGTGTTTCCTCCGGCCAGAGTAAACGGCACCGGGTTGAATCTCGATGAGTAAATCACAGGCTTGAAAGTCGAGAAGGTGGATCGCTGGAACGGTCCTCCTAAACCCGGTGTTCTCCTGCCCTCGTATTCCAACCGGCAGAGAAACTTCCCTTAAAAGGAAGCAAGTGTGGGTTCAACTCCCACCGAGGGCACGCTATTCTAATTAAAGGAGAGCATGATGCGTTTCGACGGCTACTGGGTCTTAGCTCTTATTGTTGGGTTCCTTCTAGGTGTAGTGGTGATGATCGCTTTCCGGTAGTACATATGCCCCTATAACTCAGTTGGTAGAGTAGCGGACTTTTAATCCGCGAGTCGTCCGTTCGAGTCGGACTGGGGGCACGCTACTCATCGTCTTTTTAAGCCAAGGTTGTCTAGACCCAGCGGCCTTTCCTTAAACAGATAGGGAAGAGGACGTGTGTTGCCAAACATAGAGCCAAACTTTGGCTTAGAACATTACCTCACAACGATCTTTGAAACCACGGAGGGTTATGTCTATTTAGCAACTAAGGATCAGGAAACATCGGCTTGGGATCAATCCTTCTTTCAGTGGCCTGAGCAGCGTTCCCTGGTAGAAGAGTTTATCGTAGGTAAAGGGCAAGCGACCAATGTGTATATGGCGCCTGCTCTTTTTTCTTCCCCTAGTAGCAAGAAACATTTTGTCAAGGGTAGCCATGTGTATTGGGCTGACTTCGATGGGAACATTCCATCTGAACAGCACCTTATCGATAGTGGTATTCCAGCGCCGACGTTGAGGGTCCGTTCTTCTACAGAGGACCATGAACATTGGTACTGGCGATCAGAAGAGTTTAACACAAGTACTAAGGACATTGACGGGGTAAACAGGTCCTTAGCGATTACCCTTGGCGCGGATATGTCGGGGTGGGACGCGGATCAGGTTCTCCGGCCACCTTTTACGACAAACTTCAAGAACTCCCTTCGGGTCGATTTAATCGAGGTAAACAACAATTCCATACCTCGCCAGCGATTTACACAACTCGATGTAAGTCCTGAGACAACCTTTGAGGAATTCGATGAGAATTCCGTTGAGCCCTTACAGTATATCGTGGGTCGTTACAACTTCACACAATACGAACTGGATCGTATGGCTCCGACTCCAAAGGGAGACAAGTCAGATCGTATCTATGAAATTGCACAATTCTGCGCCGAAAAAGGTATGGCCGACAAAGAGATATTTTCGGTTGTATACTGGGCAGATAAACGAGTGGCGAAGTTCTCGGAACGTACTGACAAGATACATATGTATAGCGTCCTTGTCGCAAGGGCGAGGGCTAAGCACCCGCTAAAGAGCACAATTATCGGGTTTGAGTTCCGTACAGCATCGGAGATTCTCAATGACCCTGTTGAAATCGAATGGCAAATTGAAGGACTTCTACAACGATCTGGAATTATGCTTCTGGCTGGTTCTCCTGGCGTTGGTAAGTCGCAGATTTCTATGAGAGCACTCATGGCTATGGCTATGGGACAAGAGAAATTCCTAGGGCTTCCCCTACAGGAAGGGTGTCAACCGGCTATCTTCTTCTCCTTGGAGATGCCCACTGTAGAGTTGAAGATTCTCTTTCAATCAATGCTTAAGAGCATGACACAGGATGAACGAAATACATTAGACAAGTACTTGTTGTGGCACGATGCAGGATTGCCTATCAACTTCCGTGACCCGTTGGTAAGGCAGAGAGTGGAGAAATCCATAGAGGAAAATGGCATCCAGACTCTTGCAATCGACTCTCTTAGCAAAATGGGGATTCGTAAGATGCAGGATGAGGAAGCGATTATTGAAATGATGGAGTGGTTTGACCATGTACGTTTTACTTACAATACTTCAATTTGGGTTATTCATCACAATCGTAAGGCTAACTCTGACAGGAAAGCCGATACGCTGGATGACGTATATGGTTCTCGCTTCCTCACAGCAGGCGCTACTAGTATCGTTACTATGGATCGAAATGGTAAAAAGGATCTAGCCAAACTCAGGTTTGAGAAGATTCGTACTGCACCCGAGAAAGCACCTATGACGGTTCGTAGACAGCCCCATAACCTCGACTTCATGGTTGAGGGAATACAGTCTATGCCTGACGTTGTTGAAGCGGAGTTAGATTCTCAAATCGATTTGGATGAGGAAGTATCCTCCGAAGTGGACTTCAATGGCGATCTCTAATGACGAATTCTACAAGCATCTATCAGCCGCCGATGCTGCTCCGATTATTGCTGTAGACACTGAGACAACCGGGCTCAAGGTTCGTGAGGGTATTGATTACCTCATGGGTATCAGTATCGCTTACACCTTCAAGGGTGTGGTGATGAGTGCGTACTTTCCGTTTCGTCACGAAGAAGATAATCTCGACAAGGATTTGCTTGGGCCGCTTGGAGATTTGCTTCGTACCCATCGACTTGTCTTTCACAATGCGCCCTTCGACCTCGCATCCCTACGAACGATTGGTCTCGTTTGTGAGGGTGAGATATGGGACACGCAAGTCATGGCGCATATGTATAACGAAAACCTACCCAGTAAAGAACTCGATTGGCTCTCCAAGTTCTTCCTCAAGGATGAAAAGACTGGCGAGAAGGTAAACATATGGGCTAAGGTATTCGGCTGGTCTACAGTACCAGCATCCGTAATGGAACAGTATGCAGCCAAGGATGCGGAATTAACTCTCCGAATCTTCAAGGTGTTGTATGTTCTTCTTAAGCAGCAGGACCTTATTAAACTGTGGCCGTGGGAAGATTGCTTCATCAAGGCTATTACTGAGATGGAGAAGTGGGGGCTACTACTTGATAAAGACTTAGCCAACAAGTTTGCGGCTATGGCTACCGTTAAGATGCAAGAGATAGAAGAAGAGATTGGATTTGCACCATCGGGACGTATAGCGTTATCTGAGTTGTTGTTTGATAAACTTGGGCTACCCGTTCTAGAAAAAACAGAGACAGGAGAACCATCACTCAACAAACACGTAATGGAACAATATGATGCCATGCTACAGGCAAGTGATAACAGGACAGCGCAGTTGGTCGTGGCCTACCGAGGTTGGCAAAGGTCCAACTCTGCGTGTTACGTCGGGTATCCTAAGCTTTCCGGCCCCGATAACCGCATCCATCCGTCGTTTAAGATTTTCGGCACTAAGACCGGACGGCTCTCCTGTGTTGAGCCTAATCTTCAACAAATACCGAGACGAAGTGAAAAAGCTTGGGACGGCCAAATCAAGAATCTCTTTGTTCCAAGTCCCGGTTTCGATTTATGGGAATTTGATTATGGTCAACTTGAGTTCCGACTGGCATCATTATACGGCGGAGATGCGACTTTACTTACCGCCTGGCAGAATGGTGAAGATCCTTACCAGCAAGTTGCCGATGCAGTACATATCACTAGACAACAAGCAAAGACACTAGTGCTGTCTATGCTTTATGGGGCAGGGGTTGACAAAATTGCGTACACGCTCAGGATCAGCAACTCCGAAGCAGAGGCAATTAGAAACAACTTTCGAAGGACTTATCCCGGTCTTAAACGTAAAATGGCGGCTGCAACTATCAAAGCCTCGGAGCAACGTCATGTTGCCTACTGGACGGGTAGGCGACGTCACTTCGGGAAGTTTAACCCTGATGAAGAACACAAGGCTTTTAATTCTGTTCTACAGGGCGGAGGATTCGAGATCGTCAAGCGAGCCATATGCAAACTGCTCCCGCTCAGTAGTGAAGAGCATCGAATGGTACTCACCATCCATGACTCGATTGTATTCGAAATCAAGAAAGATCATGTATCAACGTTTGTCCCCGAGGTTGTTAGAATTATGGAAGGCTCAAGCAAGTTCAAAATTCCGTTCAAAGTTGAGGCAAAACAATGGGGAACTTAAGACGTGAGTATGAAATACTTTCCGACCAAGAGCGACAGAGAGGTATGTGGATGGAAGGCAGTACTGTGCCTATTGCTGGCACGTTAGCCAACGCAGCAGAAGTCGTGGCGGGGCACCGGGACCTGTCACCCCCCGACGTGGCCCTGATTTTGGATTGTCTCGGTATCACAAGAGAAGAGTACGACCTAGATAAACTCAGTGATGAGTATGCAACAGTAAAGGAGCGAGCGGTATGTACTTGGCTATCGATCCAGGAGGTAAGCGAACCGGATGGGCATATTTCGACGGGGACGGGCAGCCAACCTCGCAAGGCATCGTAGAAACAGAAGACAATCTAAAAAGCTTAACAAAACTCCTCCGCAATATGTCTCCTTCCGTACTGATAATGGAGAAATTCAGACTATATCCTTTCAAGAGTACAGCACAAGCATGGAGCGCAATGAGGGAGGTGCAGGTAGCAGGGGCAGTAAAGATGTGGGCCGAATTGAACTACATTGAAGTAGTAGAACAGCCCGCTACTATTCTAGGTATTGCTTTCAAGTACCAGGGCAAAACAAAACCCGCACACCCAGCAGATGATATGTCTGCTAAAGCACACGGGGTCTACTACTTGGTGACTAACAACATCATCAAGGAGGCGAGATGATCTGTAATTCCTGCAAAGACGCGGCGGATACTGGAATCCAATCAATCCACCAACAGTGTTGGGGTTTAACCCATAGCCCATCATGGTGCGATTGTCAACACAGGGAGACACGGGATGAAGCAGGACAAGCGCCGGGAGCGTATGTTAGCCCTGATGGGCAACGACCCGGAACTGGCAGCGGCCCTAGAGGACGTGAAAAAAGAGGAGACACCTCTTACAACGAGCCAGTCAGCCAAACAAGAGGATGATTTCTATGAGGCTCAAGCCGTAATAGCGGCGGTCTTTGATAGAGAGAGTTTCACAGAAAAACTTTGTCAGTACTGCGATCGTCCATTCCTGACAAATAACCCTCGTAACGTTTCTCTATGCTCTGTAGGTTGCGCTCAAAAATCTCTAAGTAATCTAGGGATAGACTGGAATCCAGATCGTAGTCTAGCGGATCGGTGGTTACTTCAACTGACACCTCCGCCACTGACTGTGCCAGCCGTAGCCCTAGAACATTTATTGTCTCTCTTATCTCCAAGGAATGATGCTTCACAGCCTCCTTCCTCAACAGAAGAACGTAATCAGGCATCATAGTCCTAAACACCTGACGTTCATCGTCGGTTGTTCCTCCCCATACGCCTTCCTCTTGATAGAGGATAGCAAAGTCCCTACAGGGACCTTTTACTGGACAGAGGTTGCAGAACTTCTTTGCCTTTGACGGGGAACCACCCGTACTATAGAAGAACAGCTTGTCCTTTGTTTCGGGCGTCAGTTTAGAACATCGGGCAAAAGCCCGCCACCCCTGTTGATCCCGCATCTTTGGAGAATATCTACAGGGCGGTCTTGCTGTCAAGTCTATCCCAAAAAAGATTACGCTGAGTCGTTCAGTGTATCACGGTCAGAGTCGCCAACCTCCTCGTTAGTATACTCCCAATCCAAGTCGCTTATGTCGTCAACCTCGGGATCGGGTTCAATATCGTCAGGAGTATACTCACTCATTTGGGCTTCCTTCCTAACTTCTTGGCTGTAGCAGCACAAGCCTTCGGCGGCTTGTTGATTTCGAAGTGCATTTCGTCAGCGCGGTTCTGGTAATCTCCGCCCCAACGAAGGCAACCGTCATACCGCCTGAGTTGCGCGCGAATCTTTGTCTCTTGGGTATTACTGAATGTATTACGTTTGCCTAATGGGTGGCGAGTTGCATTAAGGTCCATAGCAGTTCCGCTTGCGTGGTTACTGACGACGTTGCTCCCTCTAATGTCTCGGGCGGCGTATCCCCAATCATCGAGTTGTCCGCTGTCGATGTTTTCGATGTTGTTGTCGAACCAATCAGCGAAATGCTTGAGAAGCCAGCCGGTGTTACCCTTACGAAGCCTGATTTCACGTTTCTCGCCAACCTTCCAGATGCGAGTTACTTCCTTGTCGTTGGCTGAGTAGCCGTTCTGACTTCTTGCCATTACTTTTTGTCCTTTTCTTTATTAAATGTAGAGACTTGTTCCTTACCAAATACAAAAAGTGCTACAATTACAGAAGATAGAAATGCAGCCCAAAAATTGCTAATCCAACTCTCATCGAGTTTGTCTAACCCTGTAAGAGCCAGTAGGTTTGCAAAGAATGCGGTAAAAGCTATCCAAAACGGTTTACCATATTCTTTTGCACTCTTCATTTGCAGCCTACTTTAAGATTTGAACGCCCCAGGCACCCTCATTAGCGCCTAGTTTGCGTGTTCTAACATTCAACCCTGTTTTCGGAGCCTCGATAATTTTACCATTACCGACGTACACAGCGATATGGTCGGCACCCTTGTTACGACTTGAGTTATCCCAAGCCACCAAGTCACCTACTCTCAATTGATTGATAGCAACTCGTTTGCCATAACTAGCCTGTTGGTTCGACACTCTAGGGATTTTAATTCCAGCGCGGGAGTAGGCGTACTGGACCAAACCCGAACAGTCGAACGATACACCAGGCTGTTCTTTACCCCACCCATAGGGTAAGCCTAGTTGCTTTTGGGCTGCATTAGCAATACGGTTACCTGCTTTGGAGCCACCCTGAACGGGAGCCTTAGTGCCAAGGACTCGGGGAGCCTTGCCGTTCTTAGTAGGGCTACCAGCAAATTGAGCATCGGGGGCGTCTAGCATAGAGAGAATGCTATGCTCAAAACTACTGGTACGCTGGCGAGAAGCATTAGTAGCCGCTATGATAGAGGCCGATGCCTGACTTGTTGCGCTACTACCTGAATCCTGTAACCTCTGTAGGAAGGTCTGAGGGGTGAATTGTTTAGGTGCGCTAGGTTGGATGCTCACCTAAGTCTCCCTGTAACTTTTGCAGCATATGAAGCGATTGAAGGATACGCACCTTGCCTACGAGTGCTGGTACTTCGAGCGGCCCCTTCTCCACCATACCAAGCCTTTGCAGCACCAGCAGCACCATACTTGTTGTAATAGTACCGCAGTTTATTGCGAGCAACTTTCTCCTGTAGGTCAGGGCTATTTAGGAATTGACTAGTACTAATCGAGTGACCTAGAGCATCCTTAGACCACGATGGAACATTTGCAGGCATAATCTGATACTTTCCGAGCGCACCACTACTCGCATTAACCGCTCGATAGTTCCCACCGGATTCCTGCTTAGCGATAGAGTTGACAAAAGCATTGAAACCTTTGGAGGGCTGTGACCGCTTTCCTACAGGAAGTGACGATCCGCTGCCTAGTGGTCGAACAGCAGACTTACTCGAAGAGTTGACTATATCAGTGTTAGGACTAGACCCAAGCATTGAATTCAGTTTGCTGCGATAACTCTGCGAACGCCTACTGATAGCAGCGATATCAGCCGCAATACCCGCACCCGCATCAACACTAGCCCCACCTTGTAGGCGAGCCATAAAGCCATTATCAAACGACTTTTTAGCCATGCTAATCCTTGAAGTCGGATGGGATTAGGTTGATGGGGATTTTAGTCTCGGGGTCTAGGTTGTGATCCTTGAGATACTTCTTACGCCACTTGGTATACTGGCGGGCTGTTGCAATATCACGACGGATAAGTTCACTCATTTGACGCTCAGCAGTATTGGACTGTATCGAAACACCCGATGCCCAAGATACCAGAGCATCCATCTTGTTAGGTTTACCGGCAACGATATTTGCAACCTGCCTACTGATAGGTGTCTGACTAGCCCCATAGTAGGTAAGGTCCTTAGCCCATTGACCCAATCCTGGTTGAACATCTTTGCTGCGTACAGGAGCACCAGTGAAGAAGTTTTTATTTGCATAGAGTTCGAATGCAGCCTTAACAGCAGGGTTAAGACTGGACCCCACACTACGAATACCAGGTTGGAATCCGCCAAACTGTGTAGCAGCATCGCCAAATGGTGAACCAATGTTGAAATACTTTTGAGGATGACCGTCTGCTCCTAGTGGTAGGAAGCCTCCGTACCTCATCCATTGAGGAATGACCTGCTGTGTATCCATATACGGGCCTGATTGATAAGGCTGACCGGAGACACTAGAGATAGTACGAACGATCTTAGGAATAACCGCTACTTTACCAGGCTTAGTAAAGAGCATCTGAGTCTGATAAGGAAGCGACTTGCGAATCCATTTGTAGAACGGAATGATGTTCGACATAACTTGTCGTTCACGCTTCGTGAAGTCAGTGTAGTCGAAGTGCCCATTCTGAACACGCTCAGAAGCGTAGTTGATGATATCCTCAAGAGTCTTAAGTTTCTTGGGATTCGTCTCAACCATGTGAATGAAGTGTGCTAGGCGCCAGTAGTCCTCTCGATCAGCAGAAAGGTCCATAGCCTTTGCTTTAAGATCAGCCAACTTGTCAAACTTAAGGTTACCCTTCTTACCCTGTCTCTTGAAGATGTTGCTAAATTCGCCAAGAGTGTAGTTTTGACGGTTACCACCGTGATTGTATCCAGCCCAGATTTCAGCCATGTTTAGTTCATCACGGTGTTTTCCGTTGAAGTCTTTGAATCCACCCTTGACCTTAACAAAACCCTTTGTCTTAGACCACCGAGGGTGCTGTTCAGTAACGTTCCAGATATCCCTACGACTCGCTCCCATGACGGCTTCTTTGCGGGGACCAGGAGGTGTTTCCAACAACCTCTTGATACGCATAATCTTAGCAGCCTTGGTATGTGACCTAGTAGAAATACCCTCGGCCATATTGACGTACCAGTCGCCAATTGAGTTGCGAACGTGGAAGCCAGGGTTAGGAACGGTTACAAAGAACTTCCACTGACCAGTCAAGTTGTTAATATGGCCTAGTGCTTTAGCCATTTCTTTTTCATCTTCAAGGGTGTTCGTGATCCGCTTTAAACCCTCGATGGTGTCTGGATGAAATAAGTGACCCTCAAATTCTTTAGGAGTACCTGGGCCGGTAATCTCCGTCCATCCTTCTTTACGAAGTTTGGCAACGTCAGGATAAGCGGTTGCTGCTAACGAGGGGTCCTTTTCGATCATCTTTCTGCCTACAGCAGAGGAAGCATCGAAAGCACCCCACCCCTCTCTCGCTCCAACATAGGTAAGTTTCTTAGAGAGTGCCTGCTCCATAGCCGATTCAAGAGCGAACACCATATGTCCAGCATCCCCAACTTTGTCAGACTGAGATAGAATACTGTTGAACACAAAGTTCGGGTCTTTCTCGAAGTTACCCTTGATTGTCATACCGGAGTACTTAAAGAATCGGTTAATATCCTCGGCATTCAATACATGGCGAGGGTCTAACCCGTCCATGTTACGAGGGTTAGTGAACATCTGTGCCGCCCTGTGGATACGACTACCTACCCACTCAGCAGCATCAACCTTTTCCCCTGCTTTATTGACAATGATATCCAAGCCAGCAGGCATCCCGTTTAGTGCCGATGTTGCAATATGCCTTCTCTGATCCTCTGTAAATCCGCCAAGGGCTTTTCTAATAGTCTGTTCTCTCGCGTTTACCCGAGATAGACCCTGGGATCGTAGACGTAAGTGCAGTTTGTGTAACTCAGGAAAGACCTTAGCAGAGTTAACAAAAGTCTTTTGAAATACATCAACAGTGTGCTTGATTGGATCGAACGTCCCTGGAAGCCTAGAGGACGCCCCCGCTAAGCCCTTGAATGGTGCAGCGGCAGCAGCAACGGCATACCGACTTAAGGGAATCTCAACTCCCTTTTCAGCCAGTCCACCAGTCTCAGTACCTAGTTTTCTAAGACCAGGGATTTTGAAACCACCGATAGGCTTTAACGCGATGTTACGGTATCCAGCATTATCTACAATAGCCTGTGACAACTTGATGAGACTGAGTTCCATCTCATCTTTAGCAGCCTTGCCTCCTGCATCGACAGCAGCCCTACTTGCTCCTGCTTCTTCTAACTGTTTTCTAATAATAGTCTGATGGAAGTTTCCACCTAGTTTAGCAGCTTTTTCAACATCTTTCCTGACAGTAATACTAGCACGAACAGCCTTCTGATTTGTCTGTCCAGAAGTTAACGCTGTGTGCATTAAGTGATTAAATTCTGGACCACCCTTAATACCCAACTTTTCAAGTTGGTCAGCCATTTCTTTAATACTGCCCTTGAGGGCTCCTACCTTACCTGCACGACCAGCAAGTCCAACACCTAAGTAGGTAGTTGGGTCTAAGCCAATGTCAGGTACAATCATCAATGCTTTAACCCAGCCAGGTAGACTACCCTCACCGTGTCTAATCTGGCGAGGGGTCTTACCTGTATGAGCAGCATGAACAGCATCAGAAACGTATTGTGCTACGTCCTGAAAACTCTTTTTCTTCTTTCCTTCTAACCCTTTCAAAGCCCCTTTAGCCGTGGCTTGCAGGGTGTCTACTATACTAGCGCCTCTTACGTTAGCCCTTGTGCCCTGTAGGACGGCGTTAGCAGAGGCGTACTGACCACGAAGAAGAATGTCACCCAGACGACCCCAGAATCCGGTGCTGTGTGGGCTATCTACCTTCCCTCCTACAGAGCGCGTCTTGGCTTCATCACGCTGAACAGTGAGATACTTGTCTAAGGCGTCTCCCACCGGCATTCTACCAGGAGCACCAGCCCTAGGAAGAATAGCGTGAGACTTAAGGCGAGCCTTACGCTTTTGGGTTAAATCACCAAACACACTGTCCTTTGCTGACGGTGCAGTTTTCTTAGGCGTACCAAACGGAGCGGCAGGAGTACTACCGCCCAATGCTTTGACCTGAGCCTTATATGCCTGAGTATAGACAGCACTCAGTCTAGGATCAGAGAATAAAGCTTTTTTGGTGGCTGCCATTATTAACCCTTAGGCGCATTGGGGAAGGCTTTGTAATACGTAGCCCAGAACAAATTTTTCTCTGCCGAAGTGAACCTCAACCTATTGAGTCGCTCAACAATCATTGCATGTGGGGTTTTGTTACGTGTCGTCTCAGAAGAACCCTTCCACTGTGGCGGGAATGCCCTCACAACAATTGGAATATCTTTCTTAGCTTTAGAGCTAGCATTTTGCGTACTTAACCAAGTAACCGCCCCAGCATATCCTTGCTCTGCCTTTGCTGTCTTGTCCGCAGCGGCGGCTGCTTTAAGTTTGTTGGCAATAGCAGCATTAGCCGCAGCAACCGCATCACGACGGGCCTGTAATTCAGAGTTGTTGGCTCTAATTTCGTTAGCACGCGCCTTGTATTGAGCGTCAGTTTCATTCTTTTTGCGGGTTAACTCAAGACCCTGAATCTTGATCTTAAGAGCCAATCGAGCGGTTTTGTTCTTAGCCTTGTTGTTAGCAATGTTTGCGGTCAGGGTGTCTCGGCTAATACCAAGTTTCTCCGCAGCAATAGCGTTAAGCGCATCATTCTGAGCAGCCTCGGCGTCAGTAGCAGCCTTCTTGTCGAGGAGTTGACCAAGAAGAACCTGAACCTTGCCAGCCTTTGTAGACTTGAGAATGCCAGCCTGAGACGAGAGCGTGCGGGTAAGTTCTTTCATTGTGCTGATACGGTCGTTCTGAGCAACAGCAGAAGAAGCACCAATACTAGCGTTCAGCCTACGAAGCATAGTATCGGCATTAAGGCCCTGATTCTTGATAGTCGATGTAGCGTTAGCACCCTGGGTTTTCTGTAACTCAGAGAGAAATGTTGCATCTCTCTGTGATTTATCATCTGCGGTTGTATTAGCATCAAGCCCTAGTTTTTGATTTTCAGCATTGGTAGATGCCGCAGCTTTTTCATAAGCTGTTTTAGTGTCGTTAGATAGTTTATCATAGATAGCCTGAGTATCGGCTGTAGACTTACTGTAGCTAGTTTCAGTGTCTTTACGGTCTGCTTCTGTTTCACTTTGAGCAATATCAAAAATCTGTTTGATCTTACCTACATCTTCGTTACCCTGGGTTGTCGCTTCTGTAGCCTGACGATTAAGTTCGGCAACCTGAGGGTCAATCTCAGAATTTACTGTAACCTGAGCCCTGGTTTTAAGAGGGTTACTTACTGTCTTAGTGGTTTTAGGGTCCTTCATTTTAAGCCAACGAGCCCACGCAGCAGGGTGCGTCTTTTTAAACTGAGCCCGCTGAGCGGTGTTCATCTTTGCAAATTTAGGGTGATTCTTTAAGAACAACTTACGAGCAGAATCATTGACCGTTGTAGTAGTAGTGTCACCAGTGTTAGGATCAAACGTACTAGAAGGAGTAGGTGCAGCAGGAGCGGTCGTTGTACTACCACCACCACCTCCACCCCCTCCTACAGAAGTGCCACCACCACCGCCGCCACGATTGCGATTTCTACTAGGAGTAGTAGTACCGCCACCTCGACCTGTAACTCCCCTTCCCCCGTTTTTGAGGGAGTCAGGTTTAGGGCCTGAACTAAGGGGAGTTGTTTTAGTTCCTTTACCTTTGCCTGGTCCTTTGTTTCCCTTGTTACCCTTAGTGTTAGAAGCCTGAGTAGTCTTACTACCCTTATGAGCAGCAGGAGTACCAGGGGTAGGTAAGTGAGGCGCAACTCTCGCAACGTGAAAGAGGTCCACGCCTGTTAATGGTTTGGGCGTTACAATGGGCTTGTTCTTGGGGTTAGCAGGAGACTGCCCTGTAGTTAAAGACCTAGTTGCAGGCGGTGTCTTTCGCTCTGCTACCCTAGCCGATCTAGGCGTCTTGGGAGGCTTTCTATTTACATCGCTAATTTTCTTCCCACCGAACATAACCTGTGCAACTTTACTAGTTGTACTAGTAATTTTGCGACCTACTTTTTGGGCAGGGTGATTATGTGAAACAGGACTTGGACGCGGTGCTTTAGTAGGCTTAGGTGGAGCAATTGGATTCGGTCCTCTTACTAAAGAACCCGTTATTCTAGGTGCGGGTGGCTTTCTAACAGGAGGTTTTTTGGCTGGCTTCTTAGAGCCCGCTACTGTTTTCAGCATGTTACACCATATACTTTCCGGCAGCAGTTGCGCTTCGACGCTTTCTAGCATTTTCTAAAATAGCATTAAGCGCATCTTTTGCACTAGCACGCGCCGCTACGTTACGGGCTGTACTAAAACTTGCATTCTGATTAATGTCTGTTTCAGCATTAGCGAACTGATTATCTTGAACACCTTTTGCTGAGATGTACCCTGTAGATCGACCCATCCCTCTCGCACCGTAGTTATTTAATAACCTACGATAAATGGGGTCTTTACTTTCATTTAGATCACGTAGACCTCTAGTTTGAGCACTACCAATTTCTGAATCACTACTATTTAGTTGATTGTTAATATCATTAAAATTTGACCATCCTGCGGCTTCCATATCATCAGCGCTTGCATCATATGGAAGTGCGTTTAAAGGAACTTGAGTAGCAGGTACAGGAGCCTCAGCCGCAGCAGCCGCAGCCGCAGGACTACCAGGAGGTGCAGCGGCCGCTTTGCTAGGGGCAGCAACAGGGGCTTTAGCCGTATTACCCCATGTACCAGTAAAGCCATTGGCTTCTATCCATTGAGTGTTAAACGCAGGATGAGAGGCTCGATACTTTTCACGTTCCGCATGGCTCATCTTAGCAAAAGCAGGATGGGCCGCTAAAAACTTAGTAACTGCTGCTGTCGCCATTAGCTAGCCAACCTTCGCTTCATTGCCGCTAATAGAGCCTGTTTACGCGAGCGCTTACGAAAGCCCTCTTTGTTTTTAACACCAACATGAGCAGCATTACTACCCATTCGATACACAGTGTTTCCAGCCAGATACCGGGCTTGCGGCAGGTGCTTGGTCACGGGTCCATCCTAATTGACTGTACCACTCGGAGTCAAGCCTTTCAGCAATAAGGATACCACTCTTCATTCACATAGTCAGTAATGAAGGGGTAATACTGAACCTCACGGTCCTGCCCTATTGTATTCTGGATTCCACCTTTAAACTCATTGATCTTTACAGAATACTTAGTGGCATCATCATCTAATTCGGCTGCTTGAGCAATACAGTACTCTACGATCCTAGGATGAAAGTCCAAAGGTAATTCAGGAGTCTGAGTAGTAGCCGTAATGACAACAGGATTACGGTAATAAAAAATTCTAAGATCAGAAACACCAGTAGTAGCAGGAGCAGGGTACAGAGAAATAACGTTACCCCAAGTCCAAAATACAGAAGGTGATCCCTTTGGGTAGTTAACTGAATCATCTTTTGAGGGATACAATTCTTCCGCTTGTTGTAACGATACCTGTCGTAATCTCTGACCCTGCCATTTGACACTGTATACACGGTTAGTATCAATAGGCATGGTGTAGTCAGGGTTGTTTGCGATAGTAGCCGCAGTAGACGTCTGAGCCAAGATATCTACAGAGGAGCAAATTTCTAGTTGGGCATCGTTCACCCACCTGATGATATCAGCATCAGTGAAAATCTGGCTGGTATCATCACCCATTTGACGACGGACTCTTGTAGCAATTTCGGATACTAGCATTATCCATACTTCCGTCCATTGTGACGAACAGTGTGAAGTTTGTTCCTACCACCTGATGCTACAAATGCAATGAAATCGTTAGCCTCTTCTACCTGTTCTTGCCAGAGTTTCCGCTGATATTCTTTATGCGCTCGCTCTTGAGCCTCGATAATTTCAAGAGTGTTATGCTTAGACATATCACCAAGTTCAATACGAGCGAGAACATTGCGATTGAAGTTCTTCTCATTGTCCACATAGAAAACTACTTCTTCTTTACCATCGCTTCGTTTCTCCACGATAGCAAAAGCAGAATCTTTTGGACCTCTGTTCTCAGGGGGCACCCACCGTACATCGAGATTAGACCACTTTTGTCGAATGATCTCTACAGTCCGTGAGATTTCTTCATTGATCCAGTGACCATCTTCATGCGGTACTGGTAGATTGCTTAGGTCCACGATGATGCTCCCGTGTTAACTGGTGTCCATATATCTGAACTGTGGGCAATTGGCGTATATGCGTCAGAACCTTTAGTTACTGGAGTCCAGACGTCTCCCACTTTGACGACTGGAATATACACGACCTGTCCATTAATGACAGCAACCCAGTAAGTAGTTGCTAATCTAGTGTTCCAACGTATCGATACTTCGTTACCTGCTAATTGAGCGACTTTCCAGAGAAATTGCCTTTGCACACCAGCGGGTACAGGGTGGTAAACCCGCCAAATGAACTGAATGTTGGTTGTAACGAATGATGCAGTATTCCAGCGAAGTAGCAATACTGCCGCTGTTGTTGCTTTAATGTTCCAAACTAGACTGGTAGACTTGCCTGTTACACTTGTAACGTTCCAGACAAAACCAACAGACTTACCAACAGGCTGATTTAGAATACGCCAAACTAGACTAACTTGGTTAGTGACAGTAGCTCTAATCGCCCAATCTAATTCTAATGCTTTGAAGGTTGTCTGTCGTAGATTCCAGACAGTCTGCAAAGATTTAGAAGTAGTCTGCGCTAGATTCCAAACCAGCCCTAGACTATTAGTTGTAGTTTGAGCAACGTTCCACTGTAACCCTAAACTCTTACTTACTGTTTGCTGAGTATTCCAGACGAACGCTAGAGACTTTCCTACAGGGATGACATTCTGCTGGACATTCCAACTCAGACCGAGAGACTTACCAACAGGCTGTGGGGCGACTACTCCAAACCACTTAGCGTTGAGATAATCCTCAACCTGCTTTCGCTCTACATCAGACAGTTTTCGATTATACTGAATAACCTCAGCAACTTCACAGTCACAAGTTTCTTCTGTGCCAGTAGGAGAATAACCATTTATTGCAAAGTTACCCTTCCAACCACCAGTAACCTGATGATCGCCAGAAATGAATACCCCATTACTATATAGCCATACTTTAGCATCTCCCGGTACGCCCTCGCCTGTTCCAGTATAAAAATGCCAGTTAGTTGTCTGCGACTTGCGTATATCAGGAACTGTGAAACCCTCAATGTAGAAAACATCTTCAAATCCATTCCAATAACCAATAAGCAGATTGGACGGCGGGTAAATAGAGTCTACAATACGACCTGCTGCTGTCCCCCACATCCGTCCTACATAAAGGATTGTCCAGTTTAGATCAATGTCAGTATTAGTAATTCTCACTCTAGCCTGATTGGTATTAAACCTTACTACTGGCTTTCCATTAAGTGCATTAGTTCTCAGAGATGGGGCTGGTGACCCAACCATTGTACCAGGCAAAGCAGGGTTTGCTAAGTTAGGCCACGGATCAATAGGCTCAGCAGATAACTGACTAGCATCAAACCATATGGCACAGCCTGCTAAATCAGTGGGTTGGAATGGCCCGCCAATTGGTGCTGCGACAGCCCACTTTAGTTCTAGAGACTGGTTAACTGAAGTATTAACATTCCAGTACAACTTGATTCTAGTAAATGCAACCGTGTATACGTTCCATCTAACATCTAACGATTTAGTTGTTAGAGTGTATACGTTCCATCGCTGATCTAGCGACTTGGTTGTTAGTGTCCTGACGTTCCAAACAGTACCAAGAGACTTAAAGACTAGGCTGGTAACGTTCCAGCGCAAGTCAACAGGCTTGGCAACTAGCGCTCTAACATTCCAAACCCCCTGTAGGGATTTGCTTGTTACAGCGCTAGTGTTCCAAACAGTCTGTAGAGACTTACTAGTTGTAGTTTGGACGTTCCAAACTAATCCTAAATTGACTCCTACAGGAGTAGCAACAGGAACAGTGGCCTGCGCTACGTTCCACTTTAACTCAAGTGTCTTAGTTTGAGGACCAGGAGTTGCTCCTAAAGTCCCACCACTAAAGTTATCCCAAAAATCTTTCTCGCCTTGATTTACAATGTAATAAGAATCAGTTATAAAAAATCCTGGCCGTCTTACACTTTGTGGCCCATCCCAAAGAGGACTAACTGATGCTAGTACACGATAAAGTTCTACTCCATTGAAAAATGCAATTAAAGTATCGCCGGAAATACTGCCCTTACCAGCAGCAGCATAATCAGTCGGAGTCCAGTATTCTAGTCTAAATACATCGCCAACCTTTAATGCCGCTGGTAGATTAAAAGCAGACCCTACAATTGTACCACCTCCACCGTCTCTTAAGACAATCGCAGCAGTTAATCCATTTAAATCTGCTTCCTGTAAACCGTAAAATGCTCCAGAGAATGAGCCGCCACTAATATCCGATACATAAACAGCAGGTCCAGACTTTTTAGACGTCCATCCTAAATGGGTAATATCACTAACTTGTAGTTGAGCAAATTGACTTGCGCCTATTTGTGGTAAATTAGGAACACCCGCAACCGCGATAGCAAAGAGATTCATATTTCGAGCATAACCATTTTCAGTTATGAGTGTCTGTCCCTCACCACCTGATTGATCCCAAGTAAATGATCCACCACTTAAATCTGTACCAGGGCTAACGCCCCGAGTAAAGTTATCTGTATATAACGCACCGGGAACATAAGGAGCAATATGCCGTGTATTCCACTGTAGTCCAAGAGACTTGCCTACTGGAAGGCTTTTTACATTCCATACGAACTGTAAAGTTTTCCCAACCGAAGTCTTTATATTCCAGCGAATGTCTAGGGTTTTTGCTACCTGAGTGATTGGTAGGTCTTGCCAAGTATTTGTAGGGTAACTTCCCCAAGTACCTGTGACATTATTCCAAGAAGTAGGATTAGGACTAAGAACAGCCGGAACCGAATCCCAGTAGCCTGCGGGGTAAGTTCCCCACGGACTAGTTAATGCTCCCCAGGCATTAGGGTTAGCCATTAAAGCTCCGCACTAAAACCAACATAACCATTAACGCTTGCTGTAAAGAGAGAATATCCACGTCCGACTACTAAACTACCAGCGGTATCTATCACCATATCTGCTGCTTCTTTAGTACTTGAGGTAGTTACTCTTAGATTAGTAACTGCTGTATTTGCTGTACGCTCGCTAGTATTAAATGTTCCAGAAAAAAAGATAGTTGGAACAGCCCGCATCGTAACGGGAAACCTATACGGCACATAAGCAGCAACAGTAGTCGCCGCAATGCCAAGTGGACTTATACAAGCGCCAATAGCCCCACCATCACTATGAATATAACAATATCTCTGACACCAGGCTAATTGAACCTGCTGCGGAAGCCGCTCAAATGGCGTAGCGGATGAGCCGGCCTCTAGTTGAACATCTGTCAAGTAAATCGTAGTGTTTTGAATACCAATATTCGACGAACGCGAAGAAAAATTAGACCCAGCAGATAACCAGAAATAGACACATAAATAATCGGTATCACTAGTTCCGACTGATTTCCCAACAATACTAGGAATCGTGAAAGTGACTGAATAACGAGTAAAAGTATTATTAAGCGTTATTGCGGATACAGACGTTTGTAATGTAGCCGAAGGTGAACCGCCTGTACCAAAGAACTGTTCTACTTCAATTCCGATTTTAGGACTACCAGAAATAGCATAACCAATAAACGAAAGCGTTACTTGCTGACCTGCTAGTGTACGAACGCTCTCTATACGTTGGCTAACATAAGCATAATCAATAACCGAGTTAGCTTGCCCCGATACTACCGACTGAATACTTGCTTTTGCTCCATTCATACCACCGCCAGATTGCAAACTTTCATTAACCGGACTTATGGTATGAGTTCCATCAACATTATTTTTAAACCAACCATCAACAGTATAAACACCAGATGCTGTAAAGCCGCTAATACCTCGTTGACGAATACTCATATCACCGTTACGAATCACATTGCGATATGCAGTCTGGACACTCTGCATTGAGTTGATACTGTTCTGTAGAGCAACAGCACCATCATCAATCTTCTGCATGTTGTCGCCAATGTCTTGCTCGACAACAACTAAATCTGTGCTAGTAGGCTTCCGCAGGTTCCACTTAGTCGTGTTGGTAGCCATTACAACTCCGCACCTATTTCAAAAAAGACGGGAGTACCAGAAAGTTGACGGAGGTAAGCAACTCTACCAGCAGTACCAGTACCTGTAGGGAAAGTCACTTGCCATTCAGCATGATCAGCATTTGATACCCCAGCAGTCATACCACCAGTAACAGCCCAGTTTGCTGTAATTACATCCGTAACATATGCAGTACCGGAGGATGCATTAAATATAGGTGTTGAAGGCGCCCGTAACCTAACAGGCAAGGGAATCATAAACAGTGCGACTGTCGCAGCAGCAAGGTTTCCTACAGCCAGTGTTTCATTAACAAGAGCTGTAGTCTTACGATAATAGTATCGTTGATTCCAGGCTAACTGAACTTGCTGTGGTAATCTTTCAAACGGAGTTGCTACAGGGCCGGCCTCAAGTTGAATATCTGCAAAACCAAAGTTACCATTTTGGATAGGAACATTCCCATTGCTTGCTGTATAATTCGAGCCACCTGACAACCAGAATTGAAGAAGTAAGAAATCTGTACCGTCTGTACCAACAGTCTTACCAACAATACTTGGAACAGTAAACGTTACTGTATATTTAGTCGGAGTCTGATTAACAGTAACTCCACCAACTTGTACTTGTGCTGTTGCAGCACTAGCACCGCCACCCGCACCGAAACTTTGCTGAACAAAAATCCCAAGTTTGGCTGTTGACAAAACCCCACAATAACCGATAAAAGAAAGTGTTACTGTTTTTCCAGCAAGAGTGCGCACACCTTCAATTCTCTGTTGAAGATGTAAGTAGTGAGTTGCTAAAGTTGCACCAGTTAAGTTTATCTGCATAGCGTAGGCTGCATCACTACTACCAGGATATACTCCGGCTCCCGCAGAGATTTGATAAACTCCGCAAGTACCATCATTATGAGTAGTTTTCCAACCATCCAGTCCAGTAGTAAATGCTAGACCGGTCACTGTTATTGCAGTACCGCGTTGTGCAATCTGAAAATCACCATTACGGAGTTTGTTACGGTAGGCAGTCTGAACAAGTGGAGCAGCAACTTGCAACGCGCCTACTGCATCATCAACCTTCTGCATGTTATCTGATATATCAGTTGTAACATTGACAATATCAGTAACACCAGGCTTACGAAGGTTGAGATTAAGCGTGTTAGTTGCCATTAGAGAGTATCACCCTCAACGCGGATAGTCGCACCATCGTTAGATACAGCAGCCGTATTAGCAGCCGTTCGACGAATCCAAATACCCTTACACTGACCAGGGGGAATATCACCTAAGGCTAGTCCTGTAGCCTTTGTAGTTGGCGCTGAGAACGTCTGAGTTGCTGGCGCAGTATTTTCATCAGCGATTGTTTTCATCTGAGGGGAAGCACTTGCAATAACGCTAGCAGCAGTAGTATCCACACTAAGAGCAGCAACAGCGCCACCTGCTACCTCCGCAGAAATCCATACTACAGGGGAGAGGTAGGTTAATGTAGCGTGGTTGTTATGCACAAAGATTCCACGATATTCTGCTTCTGACGCAGCGTTTTCATCACCTGTAATATCATCAAACAGGTTACCTAGGGTTGCATCCGTGATAGCAGTAGTAGAGATTTGGTCACCCAATGATCCAGCAGCCGTTCCAGCAGTAGTATTGCCAGCCGCAGCAACCACGCTGAACTTGAGTAGAATATCCGTCGCTGCAATAGGCATTAAAACTCATCCTTACTCGTAGATTATACCATCATGCTTATATTGATGCTTTGGAGAACGCCAAACATGCGATGCTAAGTCATGCGCTTCGGCCATAGCATCGTCATATTGTGCTTTCTGACGAGCATGTACCATAGCATTCTTAGCGTTAACTCGGGCTTCTACAGAACCATTACGTCCATCGGCATCTGCTAAACGGTTAAGAATTGCATCACTATTAATCATCTGTTCTTCATCATCAACATACATAACGACATAATCAGGACGATCATGATTACCAAGTTGACTATATGTAATCGCAAATGCAGAGTCACCAGGCTTACGTTTATCCCTGGGAATCCACTTAACGTCAAGGTGCCAATCGTATTGGCGAATTACATCAATAGTCCTGTCAATTGCAGGACTAATTAAAGAACCATCTTCATGTGGTACAGGAGCATTAACAATAAAAGATTCCATACTCATTAAAAACTCCGAGATTAAGGGTAGTTCGCAGGATCAATGACTTCAACAGGTTTCTTACCGAGTTGTCGTTGTCTATCAGCAAGACTACCTGTAGTAGCACCTTTACTAGCCAATAACAACATAGCACGATCAGCAAGACTGCCTACAGTCCTGCCAGCCGCAATATGCTGGGCTAGAATATTATCGTGCTTGCTAGGCATAACTACTCCTAAACCTGAGAGGGGCCAGTAGGCGCCTCGGCAACACCTACTGACCCCTGCTCATGGGATTTTTACGCCTCGGTCACATCGTCAAGCAGACCTTGAGCGTTGCGCTGGTTAAGGCCCATCTCCCAGTACTGCTTGAGAACAGCCTCGTAAGCGTCGTAATCGTGTACCCACTTCCAAACTGATCCATCCTTCTGTAACCAAGACCAGTCCTTGTCGCGGTAAATCTTGAACTTACTCTCGTCAAGGAACCACATCTTGCCAGGAGGTGCATCAGGGTCCTCTACAACAGGAATCTCACGTCCGTTGTTAAACGCAAGACCTGTAAGACCGCCATCGAACTCCTTGGTGTTAACATATCGACGCTGCTGTGAAAGCAGGTTGAAGTACGCACGTCGAACACCAAGAGAGGTAAGAATAAGACTCGTCTTACCACCGTTAACGCGAACGTCGTCAGTAAGCTTAATCATAAGACCCTCAGAAAGAGCCCTACCAGTACCGCCGTTAGCGTTAACAACACTCTTCCAAAGCGGCTGAGTGGTGGGGTCAACCGTGAATAAAATACCGGTAGCCTTCACAATAGAGGCTAATCCGTTAGGCTCACGGTTCCAGTTACCGGTACGAGTCAGAATATGACCAACTGTATCGGCAACAGCAGCACCATCAAATGTAACGTTAAGGCCAGAAATAGCCGTAATCTGACGGTTGTAAGCAATGGCTGACGCGCCCCCAACACCGGGACCAACACCCGCGTTAACAATATCGATCTGCTGACCAACCTCAAGGTACTGGGTTGAAACAACAGCAACAACGTTATCAGCCGTACCCGCAGTAGACACAGTAGCAAGAGTACCTAGACCGTCACCGTAGAATACACGGTTAGTGTCCTTAGCAATATCACTCTTGAGATAAGTCATCTCAAGGTCCATAGCGTCGGCAAACGCCTGGTAGTTTTCCGAGGCTAATTCCATCGACGGACCCGACATACGGACACGACCGTATCCGTACTTAAGGCCAATACGAACTGAAATGAAGCCCTGCTGCCCTGCGTTTTGCAGTTGCTCAAGTTCGTTACGGTAACCAATACCAGCGTTACGACGAACACGTAACGGGAAAGTAACGTACTTACCACCGACCTGCGACTCAACGCCACTAGAGGTGCGAAGGATACGCTTATATCCTACGGCTTCCTCTTGTAACTGGTTCTGAATCTTACCCTGATATACTTCCTTTGTAATGGCATCAAGTGTTGCCATTGTGTTAGGCACAATATCTCCTTGTTAGCCTTGACTGCTACGCATTATCAGCGTTAGCAGCAGCCCTTAACATCTCTTTGACTAACTCTTGGGTATCGGCGCTACCCAATTTAGAAGGATCGGTCCTAATGGTAGGCAATCCACCATTGGAAGATAGCACCGTAGGTGCCCCATTAGCAGTTTGCTGGGTCCGAGTTACGTCTCCACCGTAACTCTTTACCATAGACTGAAACGCCTTTACGGCATCTTCACCATCGACACCGTTCGCTATTTGCGTAAGCACGAACGTCTCATCGTAGTGGCCGTAAGTATCCTTAAGTGCCCCAAGGTAGTCATCAAGAGCCTCTTGATTTTCCTTGGACTCATTAGCCTCAACGTCTGCTAAGAACGTTTCTGCTAACTTCTCCATCATTTGCTCATGCTGAGCAAATCGGGCTTCGTAAGGATCGTCGTCCTCGTCGTCTACCTGACCGCCTGTGTCCCTAACTCCCTGGCTACCAGCAGCCTGCTGTAGAAACTCCGCCATAATGTCAGGGTACGCTTCCTGCATTGCTGCAAGAATCTTAGCCGGCTCGTTCTCAATTGCGGCTGCGATACCTAACGCCTGATTAACAAACTCAGGGTCTACATCATTTTCGATGTAGGGCTTCCACGGCTCGTACTGTTGCTGTAAGTTCTGGAACCTAGACTGTACACCTGAATCCCACCTTTCAAGGTGGGGCTTCACAATGGTGCGTAAAGCCTCATCCGGCAGAATATCTAAAATCTCCTGCCAGGCAGGGTGACCTTGACTATCAGTGTCACCAGCATTATCTGTACCATTGTCATTCTGGCCCTGGATAATGTCGCCGTTTTCAAATCCTGCGTTCTCTCCCACTTACTTCTCCTTAACCGAGTATCGGGCTGTACCATTTATGGCCCTGGCCTTCTACTCACAGGGTAGCAGAGTGGGCTTCCTACAGGAAGGATATACTTAGAACTCTTGACCGTAATTAATCTTACGGTTAATATTCTTAGCGGCAGCCTTCCTAACCTTCCTACCTCTAACTGCCGTTCCGGCGATACGTGCCGCAGCAGCCTTCTGCATCTTCTGAGGTGTAACACGTAAGTTTGGCTGGCTATTAGCCGCAGCCTTGGCCTTCATTGCATTGTTAGTACTTGAAAGACGCTGCGCAACATTAGCCTGATTAGTAGGTGTATTAGTCTTCGCAGCAACGTTGGCCTGAGCCCGTAACTTCGCTGTCTTTAACTTCAGAGCAGCAGCATCTAATCCAGCCGGAACAGACATTAGATACCTGCCGCATCGTCAATAAGCCGAACAGCATACTCAAGGTCATTCTTAGTCATCAGATTCAATGTTGCAGTAGGATAACTAGCCGCTGCCGCAGCAGTAAGACGCGCCTTAAGTGCAGCAACGTCCTTATAGTTCGTAAGAGTAACTGTCTGCGTTGCGGAACCCTGAGTGCGACGCTTATCTGTCCAACTGTGCTTACCTTCAATATCCGCATTAGCCATTAGGAGGACCTCCCTGTGGGGGCTGTTGTGCGTTAGGATCACCTTGTGGCGGTCCTGCTTGTTGTGCGTTAGGGTCGCCACCCGGTTGCCCCGGTTGACCCGGTTGTCCTTGCTGTTGCTGAGCATTAGGGTCGCCACCAATAACAGGACCCTGACTACCATCAGGCATCTGTTGAATCATGCCACCCTGTAGTGCTAAGCGGTGAGTCATAACGTGTAACTCAAAGAGTTGCTTAATCTCATCACTAAGCATCTCAAAACCTTGAGTCTTACGGTATGCATCATGCAGAGCAATGTGCATCTGATGATTGTCCCAGGAATTAGCCTCGATAGCATACTCAGAGTGCTGAGCATCAAACGGCATACCGTTCATCTGAGACATAGCGTTCTGCATCTGGAACTCTGGCATATCTCCAAGAGCCTTAAGCTTAAAGTTTTCTCGCTGTGCCTGACGCTTATCAACCAGGAAGTCCTCGTAAGCCTTTTCGATACCACCGAGGTCCAGTAACTCTAAGAACATCGGTGCTTCGATAGCACCCAACTTAAAGATATCCATTAAGAAGGCTTGCTTGGCGGCCTTACTCTTCGGTAACGCAGAGCCCGACTCAACGCGGATATCCGTATTACCTCTAAGGTCCGATCCCTTCCATTGCTGCGCTTCAAACGCCCCGTCTGTACCCGTAACGCGAACCATGCGCGCAACGTCCCAATACTGGGTAACGTACTTGAGGTAGAGTCGTCCGACTTTTTCAACGGCTTCCTCCAGACTAGCAATACTGAATGCTAATTTGGATTCGTCTTGTTCCTGTAAGAAGCTAAGCGCCGTTGCAGCAGTAACCTGCGAAGGGTTCTGACCACGAGAAATCTCATGCTGTCCACTAATATCATCAAAATCTTGCTGTAAACGATCAAGTTCCTGAATAACGTAAGGAGGAAGACTATCCATTGGCAAAGTATCAGGTCTATCAAAACCAGGAGTATAAAGAATAACTTGCCCTGGTTCGGAAGTAATCTGCTTAGGATTAATAGAACCTCGCGGAGCCATTAACTTCGGCTTAGCCATGAGGTTCTTAGCTTCAATAATCTGTGAGCGTGTACGGTTGTATTCCTTCTGGATAGGAACCAAGTCCGTAACAACAGAGTCCCCGTAAAACTTACCTGTAGGAACATGGATAAACTTACTAAACGGGAACTGACCGTGTTGATACGGGAATCCGCCAGAGACTACGCCCTGTTCATCTGTCACTACCCTAGCGGTATTCTGTACGATTCTACCACCGCACACAGTAAGAAGCCCACCCTGCGGGAAAGCAGGGTGTCCATTCGGCTTAATCCAAAACTCCAAGCAGAGAACCTGATTCTTATTCTCCTGCTGAGCGCCGACTAGATTTAAGAAGGAATCCTCTAGCAAATCATCTGTCGCCGTTACATTAGCAGATACGTCATATCCATAGGCACCCTTAAGCCATTCAGGGTCTTTAGTTGTAGCATGGATGACGTATGGCTGTAACTCAATATCTTCTTCTAAAAGATTCGGTACAAACAAATGGAACGGGTCTACGTGCTCAACGCAGATATCCCCGAGAGTGTCTTCATCAGGAACCTGCTTAGAAGGGTCCCAGTAAGTCTTAAAGTAAGCCGTACCACAAATGGAGCCCCACCATGTAACCTTACGTACAATACTAGCAATAGCCTTATCCCTGTAGGCGGCAGTAACAATATTCTCGCCTACACGCGCGGCCACCACATCTTCATCCTCGGTAGTAGCCGGGATGACACTAAAGGATGGGCGCTGCGCTGTAAGTTTAGCCAACTCAGTACGAATAATGGGACGAATCTTATTCACAACAACGCGGACACGCCAAGCCGGAGCCTTCGGTTCATATAATTGAAATCCGGTGCTCGAAGCAGCACTCGTAATTAGCCTTACATTTTGTTTACCAAAATAAAAGGCTAAGTTCGTGTACCACTGGCGCTCTGCGGCTTGACGTGACCGCTTACAGCGTGCATACTGGTCGTTCGCCCATGCCAGTAGCGCTGCATCCTCTCGGTCATCTTGAAAAGTCTTAAGAGGATTCTTACTCTTAAGACGCTCCATTAAAGACTTAGGATCGTAACTCTCGCTGGACGAGTCCGGCGCTGTCGAAATCATCGACATAATCGACAGTATCTCCTAATCCAGACTCGTGTATTAGTTGCTGATGCAACTTATACTCATCTTCATCCGTACCTGTAGGTATGTATTCAGATTTAGATGTTATTGAGGAATCTGTTAAAGTCTGGGTCAGACCGGCTAGGGTCTGTAGGTCCTTCGTCCGTACTTGGTTGATTAGGCTCTGTACTCTGTCCTGCTCCATCTTGAGGGATACTTTCAGGTAATCTATCGTCTCTTGATTCGGTCTGTTCAATAACTGTCGTATCAAAAGGAAGTTCAGTATCAGTAGAACTAATAATACTCCGAGTAGCAAGCCAACTACGAGATAATCCGTCAATGGTACGCTCCAACTTCTGTACGTGAGAGTGTAATACGGCATTATGCGCTAAAAGAGTATCACGCTCTTGCTCAACAGCGTCAAACTCAGATTTAGTAAACGCACCAAAAACAGCCGCTAACTCTAACGCGCAATTTTCACAGAAGTAGATATTTCCAAAAAACTCTACGTAGTTCTGAGGGTCTGCAAAAGTCTCACGTGAGTTAGACGCCGACTTCCCGCACGTAGTACAGGAAGCCGGCGTCATCATATTACCTGCTGCAATAGGTAATACACGGCCCGAGGCATCTAACTTCACAGCAAACCGTCTCTCTTGTTTAGAGGGATTGATTACAACCTACTGTTAGATGTAATCTTATTAGTCGTCTGAGTATTCGTCGTCAGATGTAGTAGCAGGCGGGGTCTTGGACTCTTCCTGCTGAACATCTAAACTCAGACGCTCTACCTGTGCGCGAGACTCAGACTGGCGTACACCAGCCTCTCTACGGGCCTCAATGCGCGCAACGCGCGCATCATAAAGGTCCTTCTCACGCGCAGCGTTGGCCTCAGCAGCTAACTCCGCATGCTCGTCAGAACCTTCCTGAATAGCAGAACTGTCTGCAACAGGAACCTCTAACGTAACAAGCGGCTCTAACGTAAGACCAAACGGAGTGTGAGGTAATTCTCCCTGAGTAACGAGGGGAGTACCTGTACCTGCGGGTAAATTGTCGAAGTCAGGTTCACGGTCTTCCATAACGGCACGAACACGCTCAGCCTGCTGACGCTCCACAACATCAAGGTAAACGCCAGGGTCACGCTGGAGAGCCTCGTGAGGGTTATAGAAATCGACTTCCTCACTCTTAACAGTATCCACCACGGCTAATTCTCCTTATTGTTTCGGCGCCGTCAGTAGTAGAATAGCATATGAGTCTGCCTACAGGAAGGATTGTATTAGGCAGTATTTACCACTCGCCGCCCATCTCTTCATCTAATACAAAATCTGAGCCGCCTGGAATTACGTTGAAATCGCCCTGCCTGTTATTTTCGCGCTGCTCTAACATCTGCCAGTCTACTATGTGATCGTTAGGATAGACTACCGGCGCATCAAGCGGGTTATCTGTCTGGCGCTTAATCTCTCGTCTAGCGTCGTAGTCACCTGTAAGGTCTGGCCGGGACATAACAAAATAACGAAGGCTATCACAAGCGTGATCGTCCTTCTTATGCGGGGCTTCAATAGGGTTGTTTTCAGACTGGCTCTTACGATTACTATATGTCTTCCATCGATATCGGGTTAATTCTTTAATAAGATGAGAACAGTTTTTAGTGACGTGCCAGTTTGCTCGTCCATCAGTTCTAGTTCGCATGTAATTGGCAACTCGTTGGATACCGGCGCTAACATCGTTGTTACCCAACGTAACAGGTACACCGTACTTAATGTACTCTTGTTGGATACTGGTTCCCGTAATTGGATCTGTGTTTCTAATGCTGGGATCACCAATGTAATAGTCCGGTGCCCGTTTGAGTTGCTTGTTGATTTCATGTACTCGCTTAGCGTGCTGTTCAACTGTTTCGCCTGACTTATAGTGCTCTTCAAAAGTAAGGAGTGCACCGTCCGGTGAGACCGAATGCCAGAGCCACGCCGTCGGATTGTTAAACCCGGCGTCAAGAGACGCAATCCAAAGCCAATCTTTGGGAGGGGAAAAGGATGCATCAATAACATGCGTACCGCCGGGGCGCGGGTCAAACTTCTTGTAAATAAGTCCGCCGAGTTGGATGAACTTGCCATGAACGCGCGCCTCCCTATCATCCTCGTCCAGCGATGAAATAAACTCCTGAACCTCACCTTCACTAAGGTGAGGATTTTCAGTCATATCTACAATAATTACATCAATAAGAGGACTGCCAAGTAAACCTGGCTCATACATAATGTCATAGACCCACGTCATACCTAACAGTGGAGTCATCGTAAGCCAAAGTGACCCACCTGTATCAATAAGGCGAGCCACGTTCTCAACATAAATAGCCTCTGGAGGCTCTTCATCAAAATGAACAAAGTGTCTACTTGTACCAGCGAACTTATCAAGGTCCTGGTCGTAAGACATAAACTCGACGAAGGAACCATTTTCTAATGTAAGAGTACGTAGTTGATTATTGTAAGCCGTAAACCATGATCCTCCCTTAAGTTCTGAAGGCGGTAACCATCGTGCTAGTTCAGGCTTGACAATCTTCTCAACACCCCACCCAAAGTCTGTAGAGACAATACGTCCTCTGACGGGAGGTGGAGGTGTTTGTAAATAGGGATGCTTACCTGTAAGCCACCAGACGTCTTCAACGACACCACCAGTAGTTTTTCCTGATCGGTTACCACCAATATAAAGACGTCGTTTCTTTGGGGATTTATGGAAAGCCTTTTGCTTAGCGTGCGGCACGTAACCCAAAACATTTGGCCTACGCGCGCCCGCAGACAACTTTTCGCTAATGAGCCTTAGTGCTTCTTCTGGCGTACTGATTGTCTCTACTTTGCGGGCCACAACTAAACGTCTCCCACCTTAACAATACTAACACCAGAGTAACCTGGACCTGCGGATGAATTGATAGCAACACCCGAGTCTTGATAACAAAAGAATGTAAAGTAGTCTGTACCATTCATATAAATACCATTACCACAACACTGAACACAAGTTTGAATATAAGGAGCAGGACCTAAATACTGTGCTCCTACCCAATTAGCAGGAGCAATACCAGTAAGATTCTTTTGAATGGCTACAGCACGTAACTGTCCACCTGTTGCAGCCCAAGTAAAATGAAACTCAACATTATAGATACCTGGAACCTTAGGAGTAACAGCACCATTAATATTGTTGATATTCCAGTTTTTAGTATCGTCTGTCTCTAATACAGTATCATGATAAACTAATTGCCATGCCCCTGTAGGTGTACTAAATACAATACTTTTCATCGATCTATGTCTAATGGTCTTTCCATGCTTATGACTACCCGGTGCAGCCTGAAAAGGACCATTACCTAACGTATGATGTTGTGACTGAGGGCCGAAGTCAACATCAGAACGTTCATGTGCTTGATTAGAAAGGTCTACTGCGCCTCTAGCGTCCATCCTACAGGGGCCTTAGCCTGGTGCAAATGTCTGAGACGGTACGTGAGTAGTCTCACGCGAGCGATCGTCAATCTCTAACTCAGTAGAGGGAATCTCCCAATGGTAACTCTTGATAGTACCACTGGTAGTATTATAGAGTTCGTTAGTATTTAACTCGACTTCCATACGCAGGTGTCGGAACCTAGTCCGTAACGAATGCCATACACCTTCGTATACCTTATCGTGCTGAGAAGGTTGAGCATTAATAGTAATATTGCTTACAATACTTTGCGAAAGATTCTCATAGAACAGGGACATAAACTTATAGCCTACAGTGAAGACGTTGTTGTTATCGTCCCACCAGAAGTTTTGTAAATGAAGGTATGCCCTGAATAGGCGCTTCATGTTGACCTTCTCGCCAAAGTCGTATTCCTTAGTACAGAACTTAGCGAAAGGTGGACCGTTAACTCCAATTCTATCCCTGTCTGTTTGACCCTGCCGAGTCAGGATAGTAATAGGAGCATCTGTAGTAAGAGATCGCGCATGAATAGCGCCCTTCTCTTCATTCGCATAGACAGGTCCCTCAATAGTACAGTGGGTAGTCTCACCGGGTTCTACACGATCATTGGTATACATAGTCCAAGCCCCTGTTTGTAAGTCTAGTACAAACAACGGCTTGATAGTATTGAAACCAGGATTGAACCCTGAAACTAATTCCCAACCGGTGAGGTACAACTTGTCATCACTGGCTGCAAGAGTATGGTTACCTTGGTTACTACCCTTGAGATAGTTATTAACTGCTGCGTCACCTGTAACCGCGTCACGGTTAATATTCTCTCGCAGTCCTAACTTATCGGACAACCAGTAAATCTGTCCACCTACAAGTTCAAATACACCAGACCTATTGGACCCGAAGATACGATTCTTGTAAGCAATCGCGTTTTCAGCACCAGTGGTAGCACTAATCATCTGTAGCGTACCATCGTCTACCGGATCATTAACATAGTCTAACGTCCAAATAGACTGGCCCTTGAAGATGTACAGCCTGTTGTTGAGGCTGATGATCTTATTAATCCGGTCATCTGCTTCACCAACATCAAACAGTCCACCGTCAGGGTCAGCCCAGACATTAAAGTCTGTAGGCTTACTGTAGTAAACTCTGTTAAAGGTAGTTGTCTCAGTAACAAACAATCTATCCGAATGAATCGTACCAGTTAAAAGGTCACCACCAATAGGAGCCGGCCCGTTAATAAGACTCCAAGCATTCGCACCGCCTACAGTGCTGACGTCATTAAGTAAAACCTTGGCGATCTTACCCACACCTGCTGTAGCAGACTGTAAGCCGAAGTACAGGTATCCCTTGTAATAGACACCGAACCACGCGTTCTTATACCCCGCTGTTACGGGGCTTACTTTGGCGACCCAGTTACCGGTAGATGCCTCGACTGTACGTGTGTGTAATTGTATACCGTCATTAGCGGCCTTATACATAATCCACACCATGTACCCCGGCGTCATCACTCCACCTACATAGGAGAGGGTCGTAGGCCATTCGGATGCGATGGTGTGAAATAAGGGCGGACGCGACTGTAACTTACCATTAACATCAATATCGATATTAACGGCATAGGCCAACTCGTCATCGGCTAAATCTGTCCAACTGTCACGGAAGTTAATCCCGCCGTGAAATGGACCTAATTGTACAGTCCTTCGACGCTTCTCAATCTTCATTAAATAACTACCCCGGCAATCTGTTGCGCGCCTACAGGGCTAGATAAACTGGCTGTATTGGCAGTGCTAGATGCTAACTGCCGTGTCATCTCGCGGGCTTGGGCAAACTGTAAGAGTTCCTTTGCGATAGCCTCTTGTATCTCAGGATTTGGTACATGCTTCTGTACTGCTTCGATTACACGTAGAAGCAGCATGTTAACATCTACACCCGTATTACCGTCTCGGGACGGTACGTAACGTCCGGTGAGTTCGTTGAAATATTTAATCGCACTAACGTCACCAACCCTAACGCGCTCAACAAGCGCGAGATGCGCTTCATGCTGATTGTCTCCGAGGTAGTGCTCCGCTCTAGTTTGAATGTAATGCTTATATACTGGGTCACGTAACCATCCCTGATACTGTAGGGTACTGACGCCAAAGTCTTTCAGTTTGTTCTTTTGACTACGGTTGTCCCGCAAATCTAAAAGTGCATTAGCAACACCGAGTTGTAGTTCTGTTAAAGATTTAGAATTAGATTTATTATTGCTCCCTGGGGGTCCAGAAAGTTCGGCCAAACCTCTGAGACTAATACCGCGACTAAGAACAGCATCCCTGAAGTCAGCACTACTAAAATGCTTCCAAAGAACGTCTGCATTAAGCCCGAGACTGTTTGCATAGTCTTTCGTAGGGATAGTTCCATGTTCATACCAATACTGTTCGAGAAAATTAATAAAGTCGGATTGCTGGTATGTCAATGCCATTACCGAACCTGCTCCCTCACTGACCGCTTGTACTCTATAAAAGCAGAGTCGAAAGCCGCAATAGTTTCGGCTGAGTAACCTGAATCAAGTAAAGCATCTTTCAGGACTCCTGGCAAGGATTGCATTAGATTATTTTCATGTATCAGTCTATGTATTAAGCCTTGGTGTACACAGTACAGTTTGCAGATTCTAGTTGTCGGAATGTTACTTAGCGCACAGACGAACATGAACGGGTTAACGGGATTGGAGCCGCCTACAGGGTATCTGTCATTTACAGGGAATGTTAGGACACCGTAGTTAGAACGCCTCTGTGCGTACTGGAACGCTTTGTAGTCTCTGATTAAGTTATTGTAATCAACTGCGTCTTCCCATTCGTTACGGTACAGTAGGTAGTAGTCCAGTAATGTGTCGCTCGGTCGTTCGTATTGTGCAGCCTCGTTAGAGATAACAAGCTGCTTGCTGACTCCCGCTTCTCGGGCAACCCGTACAAGCGTCCAATGCATGTGCTCGCGGATTGCTCGGAGGGGGTTGACTTCCTCCATGAGACAAGAGTAGCATGTGGTTATAGAGACTGTCAAGGCCAATCTGTGAGAGGTTCTAATGGCTGACAAAAATAAAAGCGATAAAGGCAAACCGATCGATTGGACAGGTTGGAGTGGTGATAAAGACAGAATGAGTATTAGCGATCTTCCTACAGAGGAGAAGTCCCGCCTACAGCGCCGGGATATAATGGTCGATCCGAAAATATGGTCGGCTATGGTAGAGTTAGCAGGCCGGCTGAATAAAGATGTAGATATGTACCTGTCAGAGTTAATACAAAATGAACTAAGACGAGTTGGAGTAACATGGTGGGAGGACAGGAACAGTAAAGTGATGAGGGGCATTTTGGAAGAATAAGAAATGGTTTACTAACGAGAGCGGGTACAAATATAAGGAATGGTTTACTAAGCGATAGCGGGGAAAATCTTACACAAGTACCGTTAAGAAATCGCAAGCGATTTCCTGTTTTTCTCTTGCGACATGCTTCGCATGTGCAAGGCCAACAGACACACACCCTTTAGCCCGCTGACGCGGACTAAAGAACACCCGACATACGTGCTTCGCTACGTATGACGTGTGTATCACTCGCGCTGTTAGCCGACCGACATATGTCTATTATCCCATCCCTCTAAGGCTGCGAACGTGGTCGTAAGTGGGCGGAACGTAGTGCATGCTAGGGACGTGACTTGTACAGGATGGGCTACTTCGTAGACCCATCCTTTTGTACAAGATCACGTTATCATTCTGCATGCTCAAGCAACTCTCTTCAGAAATCTCGTGCTACATCTACACGGCCTCTGACCTGCACTTTTGTACCTGACCATCTCCCAATGTCTTGCAAGTGTACAATCTACATCTGTTCTCAAGTGCAAGAAGGTGATTGTCCATCCTATACTTGATCTTGTACCCTCACATACACAAGCGTCTGTACCGCTCTGACCTGCACTTTCTCTGGTTTCAAGTATCTCGTCGTCTCTCAACCATCTCGGTTTTACGCATTGTACATCATGTGCAACGCCGTAACTACGGTTCGTGCAACTCTAGCATTAGACTTAAGCAAGGTCCTGTTCGCTTAGCCTTACACCGGGAGGGTTTAGACTCTCGGACAGAACGTAACACTTCGAGAGCAACACGTTAGTTCACGGCCGGTTGCTAGAGCAACACGTTAGTTCAAGAGCGCCGCAGCGCACAGCCGCACACTCACTCCACAATCCAATGCGGATCGCGTGTTAATGCGCTCGTCCCTCACGCAAAACTAACACGCGCGCATAGGATTGCTGGCTCGCTGGCTCCGCAGGTAATTTCGCCTCCGGCGACGCGCATCGGTGACTCCGCGAAGGATTGTCACGAGCATCGCGGAGGATCAAGGCAAGGGCGCTACTAAGTGCCGCGAGTAATCTTACCTGTTGGACACAAGAACAAAAGCGTGTCCAACATCTAAGATTCCTCACGTCGCACTTAGCGCGTGCTTCGCATGGAAC